TTATTCATCTGATTAACCTCCAATGCTAACGAGACAAGCGGTCATGAAACCGAAGTAAAGAGTAATAGGGAAGAAAGCGATAATCAAAGTATCCATAAGGACCCTTTCAAAAATGGTAGTCTCCATTGACTACTCTTAGAGTATAGGGAAACGGGGCTGCGATTGCAACCCCTTTTTGAAACTATTTCTTTTTAATCTTCGAATAAATCGCTGGCAGGCATGCGGGATACTTTAGCGTTTAGCGCTTCAATCTTGGCAAGGTCCGCGCTGGTAGGTCCGTTCTTCTTGGTTGCCTTCTTGGCCTTGGCAGGTTTCTTGGCGACTACTGGTGCAGCCTCCTGTTTTGTCTCCTTACGAGTAAGGATTGCTTCATTGTCACTGATAAACGTGCCAAGGTCACCAGACTTGCAAATGTCAATGATGCGCTCCCACTGCTCTGCATACAGGGTAACAGGCATTCGCTGAAGACCATAAATAGAGATACCGCCCTTGGTTGATACCTTCATTGAAATCTTGTTCTTGTTACGTGCCTTGAGTTCAGCGGCACGTGCCTTCAATGCAGCCATCTGTGCTGCAATGTCGTTCATCTCGTTCATATCACTGAAGTTTGCTACGTTACCTGAGTTGCTCATAATGTTACCCTTTCAAGGTAGTTGTTAAGTGTGAACCCCCTGTCCACTCTTATAATGTACTAAATGATGGTTACTAAGTCAAAACTTTTTTAATAAATCGTATTACCTCAATGATATCAGTTACTTACAACTGGATATTCTTCTGCGTCGCGGTGATTGTATACTTCAATTGCAGCATCAACACACTCTGAGAGCATGTTAACAGTACCAAAGTATATAAGGTAGGCGTCCATTCGGTGCTTCTCAGGTAGACCAGCAATGATGCCAGCCACATCGTTAGCGTTAAGGGTAGCGAACAGTTTGTTCTTTGCGATAGGGTTATTCATGGCGTTTCCTTTCGTTTTTGTTTTCGCCTCAACTTCTGGAAACATTAAACCATAACCAAAAATAAAAGTCAACATAAATCGTAAAAACTTAATAATATCACATACTTGCCAGCGCTCCGAATACCAAAAACATATATAGCGCAGTACCCGTTAGGGCCATAAGTAGATCCCATATGGTATACCGATAATTAACCAGGGCGCGATGCCCTTCTAAATCTTCCATTTTAATCTCTCTATATCAACATCATTAAGTACTAGCAGCATGAAACGCATAGCTTTTGCTTTAGCGTTGGATAGGGTTTCGGCCCGGGTCATGTACTCGGCATCCGTTAGGGTGCCAACGACTACGGCGTAGTCCTGTTTTTTATCTGTCATTTTTATGAGGGCTACGCGGTCTATTTCTGGCCAGTCGCAGTACCAGGTTTGGTCGCCGTCTTTATCTTTGAAGTGTTCCCATGTTAACATTGTGTCGTTTTCCTGTTAGTTTTCTAACGGTTGGGGTAGTTAGGGTGTTAACGCCACTGCGCTAGATACACCCTGTAACACTACCCTACACCGCTTTACACTATATACCCTTTATATACACATACCCATTGTAACATATTGAAAACACTGCGTTTTTTCTATTTTCTACGCTTACGTGTACGTGACCATGCACTACTAACCGTTGTCTTTTTTCTCTTACGTCTACTCATAGGCACTCCTAAATGCTTAATTTATATAAGGTTTTTTTATATGAGCGGGGGACCGATTCCCGTTACGGTCTTTATCCCGTGGTGCCATTGCCTATCCTCCGTGCGTTATCTGTAACACTTGCGTTGTGCTTGGTTGTGTTTTTTATTTATACCCTTACGAGTTCAACGTCGTTGATCTGAATCCAATCAGCAGCGAGTCTTGCTTTGCCTACGTGACAGGATGTTGTCTGTGAGTAATACCCCATGCCACCTGATGTATAGTTAAACAATACTTTCTCGTTCTCCTCATTCGTCGTGCCTATCATTAGGCGGTACGAGTAAAGGTCTTTGCCATCGGTAGTGAATGAACCTCTGTGGTTCTGTGCTGCTCTACCTGTTGACCAAGCGTGAACGATTTGCTCATTGGTTGATTTTGACATAATCTTTTTTCCTTCCCTCGACGTTGTTTTAACATTATCGCAAATCATTTTGCAAAAGTCAAAACTTTTTTTAGAAATCGTATTTCTTCAATCTTTTCAAGTAGTTACAATAATCATCCAAACCACTGTGGAGTGTTTGCTTTAGTGCTTCCCTGTCCTCTACAAGGTCTAGCACTGCCAATAGTGCTTGGTGCTTGTCTATCCCTTGGTGCCTTAGTGAATCCACCACTGCAAACTTCAAGTCACTTGCCAGTGCTTTTGTACTTGGTAGCATAAATATCTCTCCTGATTCTTTCTTTATTTAACCTCATTTGGTGGCCATCGGCAAACTTCAATTCTGAGCGATAACAATCATGGTGCGGGTAGTATCCCTGCATCCATCTTACCTTGTATACAATCCCATGTACGTTATCTGTTCTAGTGTCCATAACCATCCCGATGTCATCTCTCGGTATTGCTCTAAGATCTGGGCAATCCTTACCTTTACGAGATAATCTCACGAGAGTTCCTACTGTAAGTCTACTCATTGATGTCCTTCCAACATATATTGAAGTGTCCACAATCAGGTGCTAGTTCTGGCATTTCATGAAACGGAATACACATATCTCTTTCATATGTCCTCGACGGGTCACAGATAATATCTGCTGCGACTACTTCTGGTTCCCCGTTCTTTAGACTCAATCCACAACGAACGGTAGTGTGCGAGTAGTTAGGATCGTAAATGCTGCAATCTTCCTCTGTAACATCACCACAAGCAACGAATGTTAAGGCGATTAGTGCTAGGATTAACTTCATCATGTGTTTTATCTCCTCATCAACTTACAAATACATCTTACCATAAGAAAAAAAATCCCGCAAGAAAAATCGACAATCGTCAATGATTTTGCTACTTTAGACCCCAAACCGTTGTACGAGGATCATTGTTGAATCGCTCCACAACCTTGAATATATCTGATGGGGTTAGATCACTGCCCTTTTCCCCGTATAGTTCACGCCAGTTCGTTACCTCCCCCATGCCATCACATTCAAGCAATAGGATCTCTGGCGTACCCCATGCTGTACTGTATGATGCCAACACTTTGTTGTTGCTGTTAACATCCTTGAACACAAACTTGGTTCCGCAGGTGCCTAATGGGTAATGTACTTTAAGCATTCAATTCGCCTTTCAAGTCTTCTAGTAAGACTTCCCGCTTTTCTTTGTTGTTATCGAATGCCTCTGGCATGAATCCCCGTTGAAACAACCAGTCATCCAAGTCTGCCTTACGCATACGGTTAATCGTTGCAACTGACATAAACCGCTTGGTGCCAAAGATTGTTTCTACCTTGCCTGCTTTTCTAACTTTCATTCTTTACCTCTTCAATGAAATCGTATTCAATGTAACCCTCATCCGATGTGGATTCCCATTCGCTCCAAGATTCGGGTAGTGCTGTTTTTGCTTCTAGGTAGGCGTCATCCTCGCAATCCGCCTCTATAACAATCGTTGATACAAACTCTCCAAACTTCTTGACGCGATACCTACGCATTTAACCTCCTGATGTTATCTTTGTGAACGTGGATGATGTTTGATGCGTCACCCTCGAATAATATAATCTTGAAGACATCACCCTCTACAATACTGTTTAGGTGTTTGGTGTTGCCCTCGCCATCTAAGAAAGTATCGGTGCGCTTGCTCTCTCCTATGATGTAACCAAACTTACCGTGGTCACTAATCTTTGCTGGATCGTCTGTTCGCTCTGCGTAGAAGTCCCAGATCTGTATCAAGTCACCTGCTTTTGCTGGTTTTACGTCTTGCATTTATTTTCCTTCCATCAACTTGAATACATCTTAACAAAGAAAAAAAACTCGCGCAACAAAAAAATCGCGAAATCGTGAAACGCCAATAAAATCAACTACTTGCATACTTACCAAGGATGGTGCTTACGTGTTTATTGAACTGTCTTATCTCACCATGAGGATTGATGCACCGATAAAAACCATCGTATGCGCCCTCCCCGATGACTAACCACACCTGATTGTCATGCTTAAATGTCACACCCTTGTTCATCTTTTACCCCTTGATGCTGGATAGTAGTTGATAAGACCTTTTTCAACACTGCCAACAATCTGCTGTCGAGTGGCTGATTGAATGCTTGTGACTATCTTACCTGTTTCATCGTGAGGACTCGTTAGTGAATAATACCACTTGTTGCCCTTACGGTAAAGCAAGACGCCATAAGCGTGTGCGTTCCACTTGCCCGCAGGTTCGGGTGTTCTCATAATGCTGCCCTTAGTTAATCTCATTATAATATCCTTAACTGACTTGTTACTGCCCATATACAGTCGCCACACGTTGTCCTTACCTTAGTTAACCCCGTGTCATCGCAAACGTATCTCACAATGCCAACAATGGGTTTCAACTTGTGGTCATACCTTACGAGTGTTCCCTTGTTCATCGACCAACACTCCTCGCTACCTCAACGCTACCAACATATTGATAAGCACCCTTGTTGAACGCTGGTGCTGTACACTTTGCTTTCCTGGCAATCTCTACCCTAGCGTTCGCCTCGCCACACTCTAAGCAAGTCTTATAACCCAAATTCTTTCTTGCCACTGGATACTCATCCCAACATTCAACACAAACTGCAATCATTGTTTTCTCCAACGTTTGTTATGTTTCTATTAAATCAAAGTTAAAAAGAAAATGCAAATAAAAATGAAATGTTCAATGATTCCGGTAGTTTAGTCAACAACAACAATTCGCTCTTTGGTGTCAAAGTATCCCCGATCAGCATACTGTTGTGTTGTCATCCACATACGCTGACACTTGCTAGACTTGGGTTTGGGAGCACACATATCTGTTAAGACAATGTGGCCATCGAAGTTACCCCTGTTGACATACTCTGTGGGTGCATCAAAGCAGGTGCCACCGTTCAGCACGCGCTCTACCTTGCGAGTCTCACCCTTGCGCCACTGGTATACCTTGTCTTCATCTACCCTGGTATCAAAGGGTATCACCGTGAATGATGCTACCTCTGAAAGTTTATTCAATTCTGCAAAGAACATCCCCAACATCTTGTCATCTACTGACCCCGACTGGTCGATACTTACTGCAATGTTAGCAACACGGTTAGATTTGCGCCCAGCATGAACATAGGGATACCTACGATTGATACGTCGAATAGTGCTTGTCTTGTTTGCACGTTGCGATGCCTTTACAAAGAATCGTAATACTTTTTTCCAATCAATCTTTGTTTTAAGAGAGTCAAGTATCTCTTGCCTGACATTCGATGATACCGATCCCCACGAGTTACACTTGGCGGCGTCTTCTGATGCCTCCTTGACAATATCTTTAAGTCTCTCACTGGCAATATCCTTTACTTCTTGGTTTGGTTTACCCCAACCACTATGGTCATCAAGCGTTGTGATACCAGAATCGCCGTCTGTTGGACTTTGACCCTGTTGTCCTTGTCCCTGCTTGTCTGAACTGTTTTTGTCGCTCTGGGCGCTGTCTTTCTGCTTTTTTAATAACTCTTCAACTTTCGGTAAGTACCATTCTGCTGTCATGTATGGAGGGAAATCAGCAAACTTATCAACACCAGGAATACACCCACCTTCGGGTAGTCCTTGAATATGGGAGTTGATAGCGAGGTCTGCTGCGATGTTCCATGCCATAGTCATACCACTATCAGGCAAACGATCCGTAACATGCTTGAAGATAATATGATAGAACTCGTGTATCAACACTGCACGACGCTCTCGGTCACTTAAACCCTCAAAGAACATAGGATTGTAAAGCATTTCAAACTGTGCAGTGTCCTGATTGACGATAACACCTGCTGTTGGTACACCGAATGATGCCCGCTTGTTGATGCGTCGAGAGATCGCTGCGAAGAACGGTTCCTCCATCAACAAACGTGCAGTGTGCATGTTCAAGTCAAAGTCTTTGGTTTGGTTATTCATAATACACCTCGTAGCCAATGTTTTTCTAACTTACAAACAATGATAGTTGAACATTCAAAGAAAGTCAAATTTATTTATCTTCGCTCCCTAACATCTCTACCAAGAAGTCAGAGAACGTCCTACCCTCAACTGACACCTGATGAATCTTCAGTAGGTTCTTCTGTTCATCACCACCAGTCTGTCCTAGCAGTGACCACATCTTCATCACTACCTCTGAGGGCATACCCGTCATCATGAACGTAGCAACATTCTCGATCAAGTCATCGGATAGTTCACTCTTGAACACTTCCTCTGCCTCGAACTTTGAAACAAGTGCAGAGTAGTCGTTAATCTCGAAGTTGCGAACCTTAGAGAAATCACCCTTAATCAGTATGTCTTCTACAGTTACTTGCTTGTCAAAGTTGACAACAAAGTCACGGAATGCCACCGCTGCCTCAAACCCAACAAAAGCGTTGGTCAAGTGATACAAAGCATTGTGGTCACTAAACAACTTACCTTGTGACAAGCACTCATCAAGACGTTCCCATGAACGACGTGAAGGGTAGACCTTGTTTGGTTCAAAGTCATCCGTATGCTCAAGGTGTGCATGGTTCTGGTTGATAAAGTTCCATACCTCATCGGAGATACCAGCGTCCTTGGCCCAATTCAACCAGTCATCAATAGATGGTTCAATGTCAAAGACAGTCCATCGGTCTAACTCTGCTGGGTCCATCTCACCTACCTGATACTGTGACCCATGCTCACCACCGTTAACTGCTGCGAAGACAATAGTGTCCTCATGCAAATGATGACCGTTCAACTTGCGACTGTCAGTCAACTCGAAGATACCCTGACGGACCTCAAGAGTAGCACGATCCACCTCATCCAAGAACAAGACGCATGGTATATCGCAAGCGGTCTTGAACCAATCAGGAGGATTGAACCGAGTAGAGTTACCCTCAACGGATGGCAGACCAACCAAGTCACCCTCAGTCATCTGTGATGCACGACGCTCAACAACAGGTTTCCCAATGTGGTTGGCATACTGGTAAACCACGGTAGATTTACCAATACCGTGACGACCACGTAGCAGAACTGGTTTGCGAACTGCGGTAACATGCTTGACCATCTTGCCAAAGGTTTTGAAATCTACTGCCATGATTTATCTCCTGTTGTAATTAGCAGTTAAAGTTGTGTTCCCAACGAACAAATACATTAGACCATAATAAAAAACAAAATGCAAATAAAAATGAAAAACTAAATGATTTCAATAACTTATTTAATCTAAGATTTGCCAAGGTTCATACTGGGAAGCAGTCTCATGAAAGATAAGCACCTCTACACTCTTATCGCTATACAGTACCTTGAACACATCAGTGTAAAGTGAGTCTTTGTTGTCGATCTTATACCCGTCAATAACAACGCCAACTTTGTCTCCAAACTTGTGCTTGACCGTTCTACCAATAAAATCACTCTTTACTTTTAGTCCCATACTCACCTACCAATCAACACTTGTGTTAGTATACATATCGTAATCGCTTGGATACCCCTTTTGCTCGATGTCACCCTGCTCCTCACCTAATATGATAAACCCATAGTCATCATCCTGTAGCATATCCAATAGACTCTCTACTGCTCTAACCTCTGGGTAGGTGTCGTACCACTTTGTGTACTCCCAATGAAAGTCTGTCTTTGCTTCATCAACCCTTTCCACTTCGGCGACAGATAACATCTTGTCAAGATTTTCGTCTAGTTTGCGAGCAGCATCAACTACCTCGACTAAAGGTTCCGCGATTCTAAGATAAACTTCTGATCTATATCCCATTATACTTTCCTCTTTCTTACTGGTATTTGTTGCGTTACGTCATACTGAAGTTTTGCTTCGATCATATCTTGTTCAATTTGAGATAACCTCAAGATAATATAGACAGTGGTGCTAAATGTCAAGCAAACCATGAAAAACACCAAACTAATCATTATATTTTCTCCAATGCTAATCCGGTTGCTACTTCTCTGTCACCTTTCGCATACAATACCCAGTAACGAGCAGATGCGATTTGACCGTTAGGAAACTTTACTGATGGTTCGACGTTGACAATAACTCCAATGCCTCTGTTGTACAGGTCATGCTTAGGTCTAACTGAATCACCGACTGTCATAGTTTCTCCAAGTCACTTACCCAAGCAGGGCCGGTTTGTGATAAACCCACGGGTGTTGATGTCCACAATACATGAGCAACTTCACCGAATGATCCGTATTCGTCTGGGTGTGATATGCGTACTATAATACCAGTGCGATACTTGTTCTTGTCGTAAGCACCTTTGACTAAATCACCTATTTTCATTTTGCCTCCTTCGATATGTTTGTATTAGACCATAATAAAAAACAAAATGCAAATAAAAATGAAAAGTTAAATGATTTTAAGAACTTACAACAACTTCAAGATACATTTCGGTCAACCACTCACTACCGCGAGTATTCCAGATGACCTTATACATTCCTTCGGGTTCATCTACTTCTATGATAATTCCATACTCACCAGTGTACCCGTTCTGATCAGTGTAAGAGTCCATATCTCTTACCAAATCACCGACCTTCACTGATAACCTCCAAGTATTGCTGCTCAATGGGTCTAACCCACTGTTGGTCAAACCAATAAACATTCTTGTAACTAGAACCATCTGGTGCGAGAGACAATGTATAATCTGAAACAATAAGACCCATTTTATGAGAACTCACTTCCCCATTCCACTTCCACATTACCAAGTCGCCTGCTTTCATAGTGCCTCCAACCAACTCTTACGAACTCTAGTTTTCTTACCATGATGTTTGGGAGTGTATACCAACCAATCCCCATCGTGAAGTGTGATGTCTTTACTCAACAATATGCAGAGTCCATAGATCCTGTGTCTTACCGTGTCACCGACTTTCATTTGCTAACTCCAAGTGATGACTCTCATATTGTGTTACCCAGTGCATAGTTTTTGACCATCGTACTTTGTATTTATCATACCCATCGAAGTCTACTACAACACCGACACCATGTTCCTCCTTAGCACCTACACACCAACTCTCTTCTTTGTAGAAGACCAAATCACCAATGAACATGCCAGGGTGTGTCCAGTATTCACCGCATGGTTGACCGTACTTGTCAAAACTCTCCATTGCTGCCTCCTTTGTTATGTTTGTATTAGAACATAATAAAAGTAGAAATGCAAATAAATTTAAATGTTGAATACTTTCAATACTTTATGGGACAGTTCGACCAAACCTTGGACGCCAAGAGCGCACCCTAGTATAAACCCTATGGCAACTAACACAAACTCTTTCAAGGGTTAACTCCTGGGTACACTGGGCAGAGATGATGAACCTCTTCTGCAATCTTTTCCTCTAATAAAGACTCCTCAAGACCGGTATCGTAATGCAACCTCTTAATGGCGCGGGGGAAACTAATGTCTCCATTGAGAACCTCAACAGAGTATTTCCTAATCAATTCTTGGATGATGCTCACTTCCATCTCCAACAACTTTGCGAAACTATCTAGTTTTATCATTTTCTTACCTCCGTTATCATGAACTCATCAGCAGGAGCACAGCGGCCGCTAGGGTAGATTACCTCAACCACATTTGGATTCCCTTGAAGATCCTTTACTGAAACTTCAGTTACCATTGCCCATCCACCGCCAGACAAATCAGAGTGCGGATGGATGTACACCATAGTGCCTGGCCACGCTTGCTTTATCAGGTGGCGCTTGCCGTCGTTACTAAACATTACTTAACCTTTCTTGATTTCTTTAGATCTTTTTCGCAAGCATAATAACTGTTCATTGAACCAAGAGGAACAATGGAGTATACCTTGCCACCAGCAACAGCGCGGTACATTGGCATGGCGTTAACCTTAGTAACAAGTGCCATGACTCGCTCTCCGCGCATCGCTCTCCTGAATAGGTCGTAAGCACTTCTTGCTTTCTGCTTGTCGTAATAGGGAGTCATATCTAGTCTATTTGTTGTGCGAACCTCCACAATCTGTCCGACTGAGAATCTCGGTTCAGTTTTCATTTCGTTGATAACTTTATCAGCATACTTGTTCATGCACATTCTTGCAAACTCTCGTTTGCTCAACACATGACCAGTTGGGTTTGATAAGACTTTTGCTCTTTCTCTCTTAAAGTAGTTAGAACTCTCGGGACTTGTTTCATAATACTCAGCACAAACAACAGCGACTTCCCTAAGTTCGTCATTGTAGTTTGCAGACCATTGGTCCGCCTCCCTGATAGTCTCATCGGAACAGGTATTTTCTATGTCAACAAGATACTTGTTTTGACCAGGGGATAGTGAACGACCAGTCGCCACCTGGGTTCTCATATTCTTGAGAAAGTCCTTAAAACGGCCGTTAGTTGTTTCAAGTATGACACCCGCAGCAGTCGCTCGATCTACCTTTATAAGAAGTTCTTGGATTCGTTCAAGCATTATTCTTTCCTTCCACCATTTTGTTACAACTAATAATAAAGTATATTTTTGGAATTTGCAATCTTTTTTTTAAAATGAATATCGCTTGCTGTTTTGATATGGGTCTATCAACTCTCAACACCCTGTGGGCAGAGTCTGGGTCCAGGTAATAACACCATGTATCCGATAGCATTGCTAATCCCCCTACTCATAAGACCTAAGTCCTTTTCTTGTTGCTGCGACTTTACCATTACTGAAGATAACTAGGTCTTGTGTGTCGTTCAGTTCCTTAAAAGCAACAAAGATGTGTCGTAACTCTACGTCGCGACCTACAGACTTTAGATCATGGAAGACGTTGGTAGCAGTTAAATCTAGGTCTACGTGCCTTTGATCTGATGGTAGGTTCTCCATTATCATTCTCTTTACCATATCGCACTCCTTATAAAATAAAGTGGTGGACCCGCTCGGATTTGAACCGAGGACCGATCGGTTATGAGCCGACTGCTCTAACCCCTGAGCTACAGGTCCATTATTTTAAGTAATCTCTATATTTCTTTGGAAGTTTATCATAATAATTTGTTTTTTTCAATGATTTGTTTGCTTTTTCTAAGATTTCTCTTCTTGCTATGTTTATTAAAAAGTATGGTGCTTTTGATCTTGGATTGTACCCGCAAACGTCCAACTCATCATTGGGATTAAAACAAATACTTTTATATTCATTGAATCCCGCCTGCCTTAACAAATTGTTTATAAAGTTTTGAAACTTTCTAGTCTCGTCTGGATCTAAATTCAGTGGCAAGTCACCTTCAAACAAAGCGAACAGTCCTGACTCATACTCCCTAGATAACATGCCTTCAACCATATCAAGTACGGACACCTCGGTTATGTCAAACTTTGTTATCCAAACCTTGTTTTGTGTTCGTTCTGCTTTTGAGAATGGACACGTCGCAAAACCAGAAAACTCATCTCTCTGGGGTTCGACAACATTTTTCAGATAGTATAAGATCTTATCAACTATCTGTTTTTCTTCTGCCATACAAAATATCTAACCTTTCCTTCCTCTCTTGGTCAGGTGATGGTTTGCTCCTTGAGATGACAAACCTCACTATCGCAGATAGAGTGTAGGCATAGCACCCTACTAAAAGTATGTGTTCAAACTTCATGTGCTGCTATAAACCTGTAGAAGTTTCTGCAAACAGTCCTGAAGTAATTGACGCCTCCCTCGTTGTCATTGTGTAACTCATACAAAACCTTGTGATCACCTGAATCGTAAGCATTGTCCATAGTCTCATTCACAACGTCAACCATCCTGTATGCCGCATCACGAATTTCTTCTGGTAGCATGAACATCATTTTATCTAAGCGACCCTTGATCATACAGTTCATGATATACTTGTAACTCAACTTACTCTTGACCATTTCGCCAACGTAGTTAATATATTTAAACTTAATGAGTTGACCATTAAAGTTCATGACCCAACCCTCGTGATTTGACACTGAACGACTGCTAACTTCGTCAACGATTTCATTCAGAGTCATCTCACGAGACTCAGGACAAATAAAGAGGTGCGGCATTGACTCACAAATATACTCCAACTCTGCAACATCAAGGGAGTTGCCATCGGAGTCATAAGCGTTCAACAGGTATAGCGTTTCCGCGTTGTCATAATCAACAAAGACCTTAGTGTAGGGATGGATCAACTCCACTACAATGGTCATTAGTTTCTTTCCTACAGTCTTTTCTACCTGTTGAAAGTCCGAAAGAGAAAGCATATCGTTTGCAATCTCCGCACTAACTGTTCCAAATTTGCCTCGGGTGGAGGAACACAGTTCACCGTTGTGGACAAAGTATTCAATCATATGTCCATCCGCTTTCTCACGAGCAAGGTATTTCTCTGTTCCAAACTTACCAATAAGCGCCTCATAAGTATTTTCTGGCAACTCACTATAGTTGAAGAACTTCTCGAACCCGCGACTAACGAGAACCGGTTCCTCCACACTGAAGTCGTAGATCATACCGCGCATATCGCGCAGGGGTTGGGACCAACCTCTGTCTACTTCGTGCAGTACATTATGTGCCTGTCCAGTATAATTTAAAAGAATAAGTTGACGCTCCTCATCAATGTCAAACCCGAGTAACTCACCTGGGTTCTGCATGTCAGTGTGCTCAAGGTGTAGTAGTTCCTTGAATAACTGAGCGTTCTCTCTCTTAAACGATGCCCACTTTGTTTTCTTGTCCTCAATAGTACGAATCTCTGAGGTGATAAGTTTAGCAATCTTTGGCACATTAGCATGTACTGACATAATCATGTCCTTTCATTTAAGTTGTGAAAGTATTATATAAATGTTTTATTTGTTTGTCAAGATTTATTTAAAATTTAATCTTTTTAATCCAAGGGTTCCCCTTCTTTGAGTTCAACTCTTCTGGACCAGTCTGGGGCATAATGTAAAGATAGTCAACAATCTTGCCAAGTGTTTGATTCCAATGCTTAACAGCGTTTTCCCATTCCTGTCTTCGACTTTGTATTTTTGCTTGACCATCTTTCAGTACATTTAAGGGCAGTGAGACGACAAGATGTACAACGTCTGCCTTTGGGTTCTGATTCGGGAGCAGTCCAAGTTTGGCATGACTCATCTGCTGAATGGTTGCTCCTGCCCAGAAATCACCGTTCATGTGGTATTGAGCATGGGTCTTCCCATTGTAGTATACCGTGTTGTTCCTTTTTCCAGCATTCGTAAACTTAATTCCACCAAAGTTATGACTTTCATAAAGATTCCAGTGATCCTGATGATCTTCTGCTTCTTTCGTATCAGTTCTAACTTTTGCAGAGTTTCTTTTAAAGAACTTTTTGATTAACCTAGATGGTTGCTTTACGTTTGCACCCATGAAAGATTCAATCCACTTTTTTAGTTGCTCTTGCTTGTCTTCTTGAGACAGTTTCGAGAACTTCTCGGTGGTATCAAGTTCTCCATCCTTCCACGCTTGATCTAAAGAATCTAGGTTATCCTCATCATCAGCAGGTTCCGATGCTTCTTGTAGGTTGTTTTCGATTGTTTGCAAACCATTAAGTTCATGATCTGCATGATACTCGTTGAATATAGAAATCCAAACATAACCTTGATCTACACCAAGAATATTCGAACCTCTCGATACCAAGTTCAAGACTGCTTTCCAACGGTGGTTACCCCACCTGATAATAATCTCCCAGTTACCGTCTTCATCTTGTACAACCTTACAACAAATACCCTTACTCTGGCCATCACGCTCAAACTGTTTCGATAGTTGAGATACAATTGCTGAGTTTTTGCCCTTTCTTCGCTTTTGTGACTTAATGTCTGTTGAGAGTAGGTCAACCGGCACCAAATACTCTCGTATAAGCGTTGGACTTCCATAATACTGGGTTCGTACAGGACATTGATTTTCTCTGATTTTAACTGCTACTTTCTCAACGTATTCAATGACCTCCTTAATTGCAGCCGTCGGCAATCGCTGTGCGCGTGAGATAGGTATAACTTGTGCTGTGTTCATCGCTTCACCTCCTTTTCTTTTAATCATCATATAATTTGTTTATTGTTTTGTCAAGACTTATTTTAAACTATTTTGTATTGCTTCAAAAATAACTTTTTCCATGTTTAATCCGTCATAACCCTTATCAGCGGTTATGCCATCAGCAACGATGTTCACAACGCTTTGATCTTTTACCCAACATTTAACATCAGCAGACTTGTTCTCTATTGAGAGTTGCTCGAAGTCTACAACGCCGACCTTTCTCTTCTTGGTATCAATAAAGATCATCTTGTCAAACGTCTTCTTGACATTCTGTTTCTTGGTTGAGTAGTGATTCTTTAAAACAACCTTAGCACTGTGTGGTGTAGTTGGTTGAAAGATTGTACCTTGCATCTTGCACTCATACCGAAGACCATCAGAACCTTCGAAGTCCATACCATCGGCAGAATCACCGACATACTTCAACTTACCGCCACTGTATTTTGCAATAGCCATTTCCACAATCTCAGTGCGGAGTGGTCTGGTTTGATTACGAGTTAGTGTACTCACTGAGTTAATGACACCGAACACTTTCTTCCAGTCTACATCTTTTTTAAGATCAATCACTTTCGCTCTCCAATCATCAGAATCTCTGTTGCCTTAGTTGCTGTGTGGGTGTCGTCTTCCTGCTTCTTTTTTCTACCCACGGTATATGTTACATCAAAGTATTCTATTTTGCAACCTTTATTTCTATCTTCAAAGAAGTTATCTCCCCAGTCACGGTTCGATAACAAAGAATATGCTCCATTATTCCATGATTCATGAAAGAAGTCAAGAACTTTTTGTTGAAATTCGTCACCAAGTTCAGTTCCATAGTCAGCGAAGGTTCGCTCTGCATCGGATGCCGAACGATAGGGAGGATCTAAGAAAACATAAGACCCGCCACTAATATCACTAATTGTATCTGAGAAGTCATGACTGGTAATCTTGCAGTTCTGTAATGCTTGATGCCACTGCATGACGTTCTGTTTATCGTAGATGTCATTGTCGTGACGCATCAGACCACATGGTGTATTAAATCTTCCGTACTCATCTTTACCTAACTGCCAGACGCCATTGAATGCTGTCTTCATCAGGAAGTAAAGACACGCTGCCTCTTCAGTCTTAGACCACTTCCTATAATCTTGCTGGTAAGTCTGCCTAGTCTTAAAGAAGAACGTCCTTCTTGTTTGCTTCTCTGCATATATCTTGTGCCAATCATATTTGTTCTTTGGCAACTTATGTTTAGTCTCAAGGTCTGCGTCCTTCTTTCCAGTTGGGTGGTCGACCCACACTGTTTTACCGGATGACTTATCCCTCATCTTCGGGGGATCAAGAGAGATATATTTTGCTTCATAGTCATCAACAATATTTATAAAGTTTGACACATCGTTCTTGATGGTCTGGTATACCTTAACAATATCATGGTTAATGTCGTTAATATAGAAACTTGCATTAGGGTTTTGCTTATATGCCCAAATGAACATAGCGCCGCCGCCAAAGAAAGGTTCGTGATATTTGTCAAAGCATTCTGGAAGGAAGGGTCCGTAGTGGTTGTCTATGAGTTTTGTCTTACCACCTGCCCACATGAAGAGTGGAGTCATGCCAACCCTCTCAAAGTAGACCTCATAATATCCTCCACTTCGCGATAGGTCATCCCCTCTGGTTTCATAAAAAATTTGTATTTAGATGTAAAAAATAGTTTACCGAGTTTCCTGAGTTTATCTAAACATTCGCCCTTCTGAGCACCTGTACCTGTGCAGAGCGTAACATATGTCACATCTTTATTACAGAGGTTAGCAACTTGAGCATTTTTAAACCATCGCTCGTAGGCGTTGCCTCTCTTGTTCTGCTTCTTGCCTTCAAATGCTGCGACGAGGTTTTCATTAGAATCAAACCATGCTCCCCCATCGGGAGAGAATCCTGTCAAGTTACCGCCAAGGTATTTTTCTTTATGTTCTTCACCGAACATTTTAACCATCGTCAGATTTGGAAACTCACCTGCAAGTCTGTCTCTTGCAACCTTCAAGTATCTATCTAACGTCTTGCTTTCCTCGTCAAATGCAGTGGTACCCGACTGGATACCGCCATTAAATCCTTCGTCTCTCTGTGAAATATTAGACACCACTACCCCTCTCATAGTTTGTTATTAACAATTCTTTGCGGTCTTTCTGTGCTTCTGTATATGTTTTACTAGATCTCATCGTGTATGTCAAGTCCCAATCGTTGAAATAATAATCTGAAAACCTCTTTCTTAAAACTTCGTTTGAATTGTATGTAATCATCCAGTCATGGTCACACTTAACGACATCCTCATAGAATCTCATGTGATCGAAACCTGAGTGCATATTGCCATTCTTTCCATACAAATCATCCTTGATGTCATAGGGAGGGTCAAGAAACACAAAGCAACTATCACCTTGCATACTCATTACCTGATTATAGTCAAGATTAGTAATCTTCCAATCTTTGATTAATTTAGAGTATAGCGGCAACTTATTGATACCAGTCATACTGAAGTTTTGCTCTGATGCCTGCTCTGAGAATGAACTACTCTCACCAAGACCTGAAAAACTACACTTATTTAGTATGAAAAAGTATACTGCTTTGGTAAAGTCATCCACTGTAGAGATCTCCTCTCTCGCCTTGTTGAAAAGAGATCTATGTCTGTCAATATTATCAACGATAGACTTATCCCATTGTGACTTGTCAACTTTCTTCTTTCGTAGAGGTTTGGACACGTATTCAATGGGTGTTTTAATATTTGCTAACTCCTGATGCAGTGCTGCACCTTTATCCCTCAACTGAACCCAAAAGTTGTATAGGTTGTAGTACGCATCATTTACCCACACCTTAGTACCAGGTCTGTCCTGAGTTATGTGCAGCGCCATCGAACCTCCTCCGAGGAACGGTTCTCTGAACTCTTTGAAACTCTTTGGCAAATCTGGACTTAGTTTCTTGATTGCCCTGGACTTTCCTCCTGGGTATCTCAGTGGTGTTTTAAGATTCATTTTCGTCTACTCCGTGAACCCTCTTTGCAAATTCTTCAAGTCTTTTCTTGTTTTCATTAATTCTAACGGTATTTATGTTTGCAACTTTGTGTAACGCTTTTACAGTTAGATAAAGAGATGCGACAAAACACAGCGCACATACAGTCCACATTATATAAAACCAACTCATACTTATTGTTCTCCCGTATTACTTGAAAAGACCGATTACAAACTTGAAAAAGCACCACTGTTTTTTAACTTCCCACGAAGTGTGCAAACCGGTCTCTGTCTCGTCAAACTCTTCCCATTCAATACTTTTTGCTTTTTCGATTGCTTGTTTTTTACTATCCGCCTCTACAACAACACTTGCATACTTTTTATCTACACGAACATATTCTATCTTGTATGTTTTCATGTTAATCCTTTTTTAAAAAAAGCACCTCGGATAGGATTCGAACCTATGACCCACAGATTAGAAGTCTGTTGCTCTATCCAACTGAGCTACCGAGGCGTGCTATTATTGCCGACGTGCTTTAGAAACGGGGAACCGTCCTTGGTTCCCCATGCCATCATAATCAATGAAGTCTGAACTGTTCTGTTTAAACTCTACATCAATAAGATTGTCAAGTTCCTCTGGTTGTTCTTCTTCATAGTTTGTAATGAGGTGCCTTAAAATCAATATAACACCCGACATTGTAAACACAATGGTAAACACCTTCGCGAACTCTTCTAAATTAACTGTCATATTACTCCTTGTAAAAGTTTGCCAAACCCATCAAGGTCGGGGCCCAAAGACCAATAAAAATACCGAACCTCTCAGCGTGGGCAGGATCTGCGTCACCGACAGATACCCAGGTTAAAATTGAAACCGTCACTGACATCAGTGAGGCATAAAAACAAAATTTTGATAAAGAACTCTTCATGTTTCCTCCTTTTATTACATGCTTCTTCTACGCCACCAATCAAAGGCGGCGCTACCAATAAATATCGCTGCCGCTAAGACAACAATCTCTCCAAAAACTTCTAACATCATTATATCCTTTGTTTATTTAAAAGTCAAGAGTTTTTTGCTCTTGAAAATATTTTTAAGAACTTTGCTCTTACCCACTCGCATTCACCTGTGGGTAACTTAATGCGACATCTGTATTCATCCCTATGCCATTGATAGTCTTTATCTTCTGGCAGGGGTGATATCCTTTTACTTGCGGTAACAAGTCCGATTTCTCCTGCTGCTCCGATTGGTCCAACAAGTTTGACTAAATCTCCAATGTCAAACTCCTGTCTAATCATGGTAATCATCCCATCCCCAAAAGGGATTTTCGTATTCATCAGTATCATACGCTGTTTTCTCTTTTTCTTTGTTTTTAGTGCGAGCAGACTCTCTATCTTTCTTGCTTTGAAGAAACTTTCTCCTCATAATCTCAAACTTATCATTTTTTTCAATGATTCCATCTACAACTGCTGGCAAGTAGGATGAGTCTCCCCCTGCAAATACTCTGATCTTTTCGCCTGTCTTCAGTGTGATTACCGGATCACAAGAGATAATATCAGGATGACTTATCAACTCTCTCGCTGTCAACTCTTTACTGACCACCCTTCTGCCGCTGCTGGTTTCTTCTACCCAGTGGTGATTGAAAGTTCCGCTAACAGTCGCGTTTATAATTTTCCTTTCTCCATCACGAAGATATGAAATTTGTTTAATGGTTCTACTGTCTTTGAGTTTAGTCATCGTATCCAGACCCCTTCGCGACAAACATGATACTCATCACACACCTGAGTTTCTCTGGTTTCATTCCAACAATAGTACCTGTTGCATACCCTATAAGTACCCGTAGTGTAATAACAATCCGTCTCGGTATATTCATAGTCAGGGTGATAGGGGTCGCACTCTTCGTCTAGAACAATCAAACAACCCTGTAGTAGCAAAAATAACAAGACCAAACTCTTCATCTCTAACTCCAAACTTATGCTGTGATCTCTAACTCTTTAATACGCTTGCATAAATTAGCATACTTTTGTGGCACATGTCCAGGTTTTTTTTGTTTTAAGGCGCACAACTGTGGTTCCGCCCATTCTTCTACCATTGGTACATATACAAGACATTTGCCATCTATTGTTGAATACTTGTAAAACATTGCTTCGCAATCTTTAACATTTGTATGAAACAAATCATAATCTTCTACAAAAAGAACTGCTTCGCCCCGTTTACAATCTTTCATTCTCTATCCTTTTTTCTAATGATCTGACTTTCAGTATTAATCCTATTATACACACCACACTGAAAATGTCAAGAAAAGCATTTATCTTAACCAAATTCCAAAACCACATTACAACAAACCCCCTATATTATGTAGGTTTGTGATCTTTATAATCATCGAACAGAGTTACCCTTGATTTTTTCATGGTCTGGTATGCACCATAAGGGAATAAGCATTTGATTGTGTTTTCATCAACAACTTCCACAATATACAATATGCTTGTCTCACCCGTGTATTCATGCACCCATCTAACAAGATCTCCAACTATCACCTACTTCACATAAACTCCAGATCCAATGCTTTTCACGAACACCGTTAACAAAAAGCACGTCTACCGACTTTCCTTCCCAGGACATAACCACACCAATGTTTGAGGTATCGACAAAATTAGACCAGTCTCTGTCATCTAACTTGACGAGCATACCCCTTTTCAGATCTTTCTTCCTAATTCTCAAATCTCTTTAAATTTCCTTGATAGAGTTCGTGCGATCTGGTGGCAGATATTTAAATCTTCATCTTCAAGTGGTGTCCCTCTTAAACCACTCATTACCTCTCGGATGTGAATAAATATTTTTTCAAATGTACCTTTCGCCTCTTCGATAGACTTGGTGTCTAGGTTGTCAATAAAATAACCTGAACACTCTGATTGCATTATTCCATATCGGTCAGCGTGAAATGATTTCCAGTGGTATCCCCTACCTCTTCTTGTTTCTGAACTGTTGCGGGACATTCTTCTTTCGTTAAACTCCACTCTCTAAAGGATCTTATTGTCCCTGCGTTTATTCCGTTGGATAAGAGGACATTGTATGTATCCTTGCTAATATATCCAACAATTTTACCAAATATATTTAAAGGTTTACCCCAGGGATAGTCCCTGAGATAGACCTTTTGACCAACCTTAAATGCTCTATCCATACTCTAAATAGAGTATTTTAGACAACTTTCACCAACTCTATTTCAAAGTTAAGATCCTTGCCTGCCATCGGATGATTAAAATCAACTGTCACAGTGCTTTCGTTGATTGAGTTAATGATACCCCTGACTGGTTGAGTGCCCACTTGACCCTCAATGACAACTCCAGTCTCAAACTCAAAATTCTCAGGAAAGTGTTCCTTGTTTACTTCCTGTACTCCTTCTGGATTGTGAGCACCGTACGCTTCATCTGAAGCGATTGATATGTTTTTTGTTTGTCCTACCTTCATGCCTGTGACAGCACTATCAAATCCAGGAATCATCTCACCTGCACCTACAGTAAAACTAATCGGTTCTCCTCTCTCATAAGAACTATCAAACGTAGTTCCGTCCTTAAATGTGCCCTTGTAATGAACTTGAACACTGCGTCCTGCTTTTGCGATTGTTTTCTTTCCCATTTTATTTCTCCTGTTTGGTTATTTTTTCAATCATTTTATCTAAACATAATTTTGCTTTTTTAAATCTTCACTGATTTCTCCTTGCGCTTTTCATATCTTTGTTTTGCCTATAATGGAATGTTTCCAGCACACAGGTTGATAAGACTCAGCGCCTCCAACCAATATATCACTGTCCTGCTTACCCTCCAACCTTTTTGTGTAATAGGCATCCCTGTCACACTCCGAGCAAACTGCAGGGCACACCTCTATCTTAGTTGCCCATGGCATCAAGTCCTTCACTTCCCTAAAAGAGTTATATCCGTCAGGATGAGAGGAGAGTTGTAGCGTTGAAACCAACACAGTCTTTCCCATCTTGTATAACTCAAGACAAGCATCAGCAGAACCAGGAATCATAAACAGTTCATCTACTGCCACGACATCGGCGTTCAGTGCCTGCTCAAGGATCTCCGATCCAACACTCACTAGTATAGAGGTGTGCTCCTGCCCTTTATGTGTTACCACCTTGCTATCAGAATATCTCTTGTCAACATTTGGTTTAAACAATACAACGTTCCTGTGCTGATATCTGTACCTCTCCAGTACTGCAAGCATCCTTGTTGTTTTGCCACCAAACATCGGACCAGTAAATATTTTTAACTCAGGTGGTTTCACTTATTGACCTTCTTTTTTATGCCTTTCTTTTTAAAATATAGACCGAGTTCTGTGTCTGGTTCTGTTTCAATTTCTTCAAGACCCTCTTCTGGTTCGGGTTCAATAATGTCCCAAAACACATCTTCCATCTTACTCTTTCCGTAGATTGAAGTCAAGTGCTTTTTTAGGGTTGCTTCAGTTTTGAATGGAAATGTTGTAGTTCTAGTTGTCCACTCTCCATCGCTGAAGAGGTAAATTGTTGCTTCAAGCATCATATATCCTTAATAAGTTTGTCCCAAATCTCGCTCTATCTATTTCATATTCTAACCCAAGTTTGCTTGCTTTGTCAACAAAAAAGTCAAGGTCAAGGTCCGAATATACATTGTACGCAATATTAAAAGGAGGTTTAGCGAAATCCAAAAAGTCTAAAAACAATCCCTCATGATCTTCAGTTGCGTGTGTCTTTGTTAGATCAAGAGTCCTGTATTTTCTTTGCTTTGTTCTATATTTTTTATTGGAGGCATATGAAATGCCCAACTTTCCCATATCTACCATTTCCCAAAACTCTGACTTACGGATACCTATGATCTTGCTCCTGAACAAGTAAAACCACTTAGCTCTTGTTTCTCTCACAAGCACAGCAGAACCAATCTCAGTCAAAATCATGTCACCTTTTTTAACATTGTTCTCATACTTCATGGTCTAGTTTTCCAAAATATATATGCCTGCAACAACAACAAGAGCACAACCGCTCCTATATACCACTCTTTGTTTTCCATAGTGACAACATTTTGCCACTCTATCTCATCCACCAACATTGCTTAATATCCTTATGTCACCGGACCATACCCACATCTTTATGTTACCAAACAAGACGCGCAACTTGCCAACCTCGTTTGGTTCCTCCAATATTATTCCCACCTTTGTCCTTGGTGTGAGCAGAGGATCGTCTTCCCAGTGTGTGTATTCAACAAGGTCGCCTTTTTTCAATCTTTGTCCACGCCCCACTTAAAACTATACCACGTTCTCTCGTGAATATAATAAAGGATTGTCTTTGTTAATATTTCAATACCACTAAAAGCAGCGCCCAATTCTATACTACCTGTCAAGAACCATGCCAATAGGAACGTATCCATTGTCCCGACTAATCTCCATGTAAGCGCTTTAGCAATATGCCTTTTCTTCTGAACCACTTATTATCATCTCCATGTTTAGTATTGCTCGATACTTAATCAATGCAAGTTCTTTCTTCTTGCATTCTAGCATCATATCATAGTTGACACCATAATTATCAACTGGTTTGTAAATATAATCTGAATGTGCTTGTTCTTTGATCTTCACATCGCCCTGTTCCTCGCGGCGAGACTCAGATAGGTGTACGACCGGTGTCACGCCGTGCCAAGTTGATGCTGCAAGTTGTAGTGCCTCGCCTTCAGTCTGTCCACCTGTGCAAAATCGATGATGATGATAGTCAAACACAATAGGAATGTGAATTACTTTATGAATGTAATCATACAGATGGCGAGTAGACCACATTGATGCCTTATCGTCGTTCTCCACCGTGATGCGGTTTTGACAGTTGGGCGATAACTTTAGGAAGTTGCGACACCAACGGTCTGCTGTATTTGAGAAGTCGCCACCATATGTACCACCGATGTGAATATTAATCTTAGCATAAGGGGTATCAGGTAGACCCATCAGGTCGAACACTTCTGAGTGTGTTTCAAGGTCTTTGATAGTTTTACGAACCGTGTTCTCATTTGGTGAACCAAGCACGTTGAACGGACCAGGGTGTGTAGTGATACGATGTCCATGTTCTTCTGCGAACATCCCTGCTTCGCAAAGCCAATAGCATATGTCTTCATAGTCAGGCAAGTCTTTGAGGTTGTACTCTGAAGACCAAGGTAGGAGATCCGAAGTCATTCGGAAAAACTTGATACCGTTTGCTTCGTTCCACTGCAGAATAGTCAGAAGGTCTCTGCAGTTCTGCAATCCCAACTCTGATGCGTAGGCAATACCCTTCTGCTGGAAGGTCTTCTTGATCATGGAGCGATTCGTCGTGACTCGCTTTGATTTGGGAAGTGTAGATAGGTTCATGTTAATGCATGCATATCCGAGATTCATACTCTATTCCTTTCTTGTTGCTGTTTATATAATATAGGGAATCTTTGATTGAATGTCAAGCTATTTTCTTTACCACCAACTTTCTTGCCACGTACAGTGCTTTACAGTTTCCCATGGACCAAAGTTCCTGCATTCTGCAAGAGTGTAAATCTTCAACAGTTCTCCGCCAAAGGTTGATGTACCTGGTTCTAGTGCCTTCTCATACTGGAAGTGCCACCATTCTGCTCCGAGATAACTACCACCCTTCTTAAAAGATCTTCTGGACTTGATAGGGTGAAACCCATGCTTCTTCGCAATATCAGTAAAAGAAAAGAACCTATCTTCAACCGTTACTTTAGTGTTGTTGTAAGTATAACCCTGTATCTTCCTGATGTCGACACTTTCTTTGCTGGTTCTACACCAAACGTTCCACTCTCTATCATCTAGTTCCTCGATAACAAACCTTTCCCTTTTTGGGTTATTCATACCGGAGTCAAGTGCCATATCAAACGCAAGTCCGGTGTAGTGTAGCGACTTAATTGACCTACTTTTCATCCTCTTGCTATCAGATAGTGGTCTCTTAGCGCCAGCACTAGTGATGACGCCACCCAAAGACAAGACTTCATACCTGAGCGCATTGTACGCTTTTGCTGCGTCCTCTCGCAACCTGAAGTATGAATAACCCTTACTACCTTCCACTTGGTCCGCCTCTACTTTTGTCCAAGACATTCTATTTGATGGTTCTTCTGGGTCTGGATAGTCCCCTAGTTCGAACTTCAAGTTAGAGTTTCCAGATTTGTCGAGTGCCTCATTTATTTCTTTGAGTGTGCCCTTCCCAACAATTCCATCTGGATGTAGTTCTACCGATTCTTGGAACTTCTCTACTTGTATCTCTGTAGCGGTGCCGAAGATACCGTCCGACACACCAACGTTGTATCCAAGGACTTTAAGTGCTCGCTGAAGTTCTTTGACGTCTTCACCTCTTGATCCATTCTTGATAATCATAACACTGGTCTCCCGATATATTTAATCCATGCAAAGCGTGGTCTGTTTTCAAGGTAATCTTCATCCTGGTCATTGTCATATGCCTCTCTTTCGAACATACAATTGTAGTATGCATCTCGACCATTTCCATACCTGATGTAACCCGCTGTCCACGATAAGGCGTACAATATCCAATGTAAGGCGAATCCAAGTTCCAGTTGCTGCTGAAAATGGATCGTCTCGTGCCTCTTAGTTTTTTCTGACATCTCTCCTCTGCACCAAACCCAGATTGCAAATGAATTTGCCCACACATTGATAGGTGCGATCTTCGACAACCAGATGGGAACTCTTGAGTTTTCATAAAATATAGGTTTTAATTTCTTTAAATTCATGTTGATTCCTCCTGAATATAGACCCACAACCACTTCTTGTAGACCCATCCGTAACCATTGGATGACTCTTTTATTCTTAAGAAGTAGTCTTCATATTTAGTTCCTGGAATCATCTTTACGAACCCTTTTTCTGTGTCTCCTTGTTGTTTTTCTATTTTTAACAGAAGAGCAGACCATTCATAGCGCAAAAACAGGCAATGATGAACGATGTCTCCGATTTGCGGCTTCCTTGACCTCATACACTAACTAGGGGCAGATACATTTAGTTTGTTCGGTCTTACCTTCAAAGTGATGTTTGAGAAGAATGATGCCGCCAGTTAGTATTGCTGACCATAACAAAAGCGATATGGTTTCTAACAATTTATGCGATAGTTTGATAGTTTGTCACCTCCACAACCCTGGAGAGAATGTATTTGTATCTAGAAGCAACGTCAAAGCGGCCGCGTTGTTCAGCATCCTCTAAAAGAAATTTCATTCTCTTAAACAAAAGTTCACAGTTTATGTAGAACTCAATAGCGGAAACAAGAACACTAACTCCTGTGTAACCCATTGATCTAGTCTTGCCTGAAAACAATGATTTATCTTTGCAGTGATTACTAAACTCTAGTTTGATTTCCATCTTTGATTTAAATGAAACGTCTCTACCAGAACGATGGTCGACCTGAAAATAAACATCTTCTAGTTTTACTGTGTTGAGTGATGGGTACTTTGTTGAGAAATAACTAATCAACGAGTTAAAACCGGCATCTATCATGCCTACGCCCGATGCCTCAACAGACCTGTCGTCACCGTCATCTTTCAGATCAAGTCTAATGATAGATGAGTCAGGTTCTTCTGTCAAGTGATAGGATTTTAGTTGCAGTGTTTTTCTTTCTGTCAGATATTCTAAAAAGTATTCCAAAATAAGATCAGTATTCATACCGTAGTCTTTTCAAATCCTTGTGAAATTTTAAATATTTTACGGACACCTTTAGTTTGCTTTATCGTTCTGAGAATCTTTAGTTTTGCATCCTCTGGCGAACGAAGCATTCCGGGCAAACTTGGTATGAACTTGATTCTCAAACCTGCAATATAATCTGTATCGGAAATCTTTTGATTTTTTACCATTATTGTGACAACAGTTACGCTAGGGATAGCACGAATGTCTGCAACGATGTCCTCAAGACCTCTATATCCTTTTTCTCCTGCTGTCTCTGCCTTATACCCTAACATCAAATAAAACTGAAATACGCCCGTCTGTCTTGAGCGCTCTTCTTTCTCACTGACTAAGGAATCAAAGTAATCTTCTATTTCATTCATGATTAAACCGTCTTTTTTGCGTTGTAGTAATTAGTAGGTGATAGAAGTAACGGAGGGGCAAATGCCCCTCCGCTTCATTTAGTCAATCTTAATTGACAGTGGTTGGACTTCTGGTCGCTGTGGGACTCTAACTGATAACAAACCATTCTCGAACGATGCTTTAGCTTGTGACAAGTCTAGGTTGTCATCATAGTTAACGTACGTTCTTGTAAAGTTCCTACGAGCAATCCTCTGCCTCTTTTGATTATTTTCATCAACTTGTCCAGCAATAGTAATACTTCTCTTATCCGGCTGAATGTCAATAGAGAGTTCTTTCTTCTTGAACCCTGCCAATGCAAACTCTAGCACAGTGGAACCATCATCGTCTCGATAAATGTCGGCAACGGGGTATCCCTGTGTAGATGCCTTCAAGTGTGTTGGGAAGTCATTGAAGAAATTATCAAAGACCTCATTGATAACTTTGTGACCAAGTAGTCCTGGTCGATATGTAGCAATTGCGTGTGTCATATTATATCCTCCTTATTAAGCAAGTTGCAATTTATGGTTGAGTCCCGAAGCAACACAACCATACTAATATTATAAACACTAGATTTGTCGTGTCAATAGAAAAGTTGAATTAAAATTATTATAATTGCCAATCCAAAACATATCAAAGTTTTCGGATTAAACATAGACTCCCCTAGAAGAAACCAAGTTAAAACGGGGAACAATATTAAACCAGCGGATGATCCTATAAATCTAGCGGTCCACACTGAACCTGTCTCGTCCACTATAAGTTTCCAGGAATACCAAAAAGCAATAGAACATGGAACACCCAGGAAAAATGCTGCAGCGATGGGTTTATCTTTCCACCACTCTGAAATATATTGAGCATTTAACTGAAACCACCCGATTGCTTGCCCAAGAAACACGAGAACTATTCCAATATATAAATTCATCAGTGCACTTCCAAACTTATAGAAGACTTTATTAATTCTTTTTTAGATTCAGAGAGAGCAGTAAGACACTTCCATATATTAGCAACCTCAACCTCTGTAAGATCTAAGTACCCATCAGCATCCTCCTCTAGGAACGGATCAAGACTACTCATATATTCTTTGAACAAATATGAGTTGATGTTTAACTTACTTAGTTCTATCTGAACATGCTCTGACAGTTTCAGTTCCTCTAACTTAAGCACCTCTCCGGATACGAGAGAGTGTTGGGATGCCATCTGCCTCCACTCTTCATAAGATTTTCTTCTGAACTTGTACTTAAAATCATTTTGCTGTGACAATGCCGCGACCCCAGAAGTGCTTATTAGTTCTCTGATCAGTAATCAAAAGTGCACTAATATATTTCTCTCCATCTTTTGTGATTATCTTTCCACTGTACAGTTCTAACATACCGTACTTTGGTTTGGTAATCCTTCTTTGGAACTTTCTTCTTGGGGGCGGAGTATTCAAGTAATCCACACACCTATCAATCACCTCTTTATCTGTTAATCCATCAGGGACATCTTCTTTGAATTCTATTCTGGTCGCGACTATCCACTTCTTTTTGCCAAATCCTGGCAAGTTCCAAAACATAGACCCGTGATATCTTCCGAATCGCTTTTTCTTTTTCTCTGCTAGAATCTCATGTTCTTTTATTTCTTGTAGATCACACTTAATCATTTAACTCTCTCTTTAGGTCGTCACATCCACCAATAAACCTAACTATCGAATCCTCTCCACCGACCCGAAGAATCATTGGCACCGTCCTTTGTTGATAAAACTCTTTCAGTTCTTTTAAATACTCAGGGTTGTCATCAAGAGTGTAGTATTCGTGATTATAACCCAAAAACGACAAAAGCGCAACTGCTTCCTCACAAAAGGGGCATGTAGATAATCCAAAAACAATGTACTGATCACCCCTATCCATTCAAAAGTCTCCTGCTACCTCTGGTCTCCCTCAATATCTCTTCATAACTACCAACAACTAATATCTTTTCTGCCCTAGACCCGATGGTATATTCCACCTCTGAGATGTCAATTGAATCTGAGGGTGAACCATTAACTTCTTTAATGATAGATCTGTTATGATTTGCGGGTGCAATTGAAACAATGCTGGTTGGATTAAGGCACAGAGTCTCTGTTCTGTGATTAAAAAGTGGAGGTCCGCCTCTCCGGATTACATTAAGTGTTATCATCCGACTCCTCCTCTCTGGTCTCTTGCGGATTAAATACTGCACCGAAGAATCCAGATAGAATAGACTCACAGTCAGAGTAACTTTCTGTTAGTTCAGAAGAGATTTCTCTCAACCTACCAAGATCTTTCAGAGATCTAACTCCAAGATCACCACTGTGTAATCCCTCAGATAGTTCACACATCTCCTGCTGCAAAGTCTGCGCCTTGCTAACGATATCCCTCACAACATCGGGGATGTCATTGAAATCAACCGTATACGAAACTTTAACTTTCATTTCTCTCCTTTGTTTTAAAGCAACTTAATAACTACTGCACTTGCCAAACCGACAATTCCAGTGAATAGTATCCATAAAATTTTAGAGGAGGTGTTCTTCCATGCTTCTAGTGCTCTGATTCTGGCGTAGAGACCTTCGTCGGGGTTATAGACTGCTTCTTTTATCTTAGAAACGTTCTCTATCATTTCGTCTTGCTTTTCTCTAACCGCTTCCATAGTAAGACATAACTTATCTAACTTTCTAGTTAACTCAACCATCAAATCTCGGGAAAGATCACTATCAGACATTATAAACCCTCCACAACGTGCCTATTATAAGTAGTACTATGGAGTTCCTCGTTCTTCAATAATTGCAAAATTAGTTGTCAGCAATGTACCCGCAGCCGAGACTGCATTTCTCAGTGCGTTTTTAGTAACCTTTGCTGGGTCAACAACACCACTATTATACATATCTACGGGTTGTCCTGTCAAGAAATTAAATCCGGTATTGTCTGATTCATTAGACAAAACTCCGTCAACCTCATCAAATGTAAACCCTGCATTCTCTGCCATCTCTTTGATCGGAGACCTAAGAACATCATAAAAGATTTCCGCAGCAAACTTCTGATCTTCCGTCAACTCAACATTCCTGATGTCATCCAAAATCGTTTGAGAGATTCTATATAGCGTCAGTCCTCCACCTGGAACGATGCCTTCTTGTTGTGCAGACCTGACCGCTTCTAGCGCATCTTCTATGCGATGCTTCTTTTCAATCATTTCTATCTCTGTTGCTGCGCCAACACGAACAATAGCAACACCACTAGACAATCTGGTTACTCGCTCCTGAATCTGTTCTGCATCAACAAGAGACTCTGCATCCTTAACTTGTTGCTTCAGATCCTCAATCCGCTGAGACATCTCTTCGGTATCTCCTCCGCCGCCGACAATGATCGTACCGTACTTAGAGATCTCTATGTTGTGACAGGTTCCCAAATCATTAATAGTTACATCCCTAACTTGATCGCCCATCATTGTTCTAAAGTACCTGGCACCGGTAGCAATAGCAAGATCCTGCATGACTGCTCTGCGCTCTTCACCGTACTTGGGAGATTTTACAGCGGCAACCTTCATTGATCCTCGCGCAGAGTTCATAACAAGCGCAGATAGTGCTTGTCCCTCGACATCATCGCAAATTAATACGATTGGTTTCTGTTCTCTTGCAGCAATTTCCAGTACTGGTAAAATAACTTGGACCTGGTCGACTTGGGCGTCGCACAGGAAAAGTAAAGCATTCTCATATCTACAAACATTTCTTCTTTCATCCGTTACAAAGTAGTTCGATAAGTATCCTGACTGAAACCTAAAACCCTCGACTAAATCAAGAGTTGTTTCAGTTGACCTACCATCTTCAATAGTTACTGAACCTCCCTTGCCCACTTTGTCTACAGCAGTGGAGATAAGATCACCAATGACCTGATCATTGTTGGCAGAGATCTTTGCAACAAATGCCACATCTTCTGCGCTAGAGATTGGTTTAGACTTTTCCTCTATCTTCTCACAGACAAGTTTACATACCTTATCTAAACCACGCTTGACCTCCACAGGACTTAATCCTCTTTCAATAAGTTCAAGAGACTTTGCAAAGATTGCTCTTGCTAGGATTGTTGATGTAGTGGTGCCGTCTCCCGCATCGGAGTTCGTTTTCTCTGATGCTTGCTTGACAATTTCAACTGCTGCATCCTGGAACGGATCTTCGAGAGATACAAATCTCGCAACAGTGACTCCATCTTTGGTGATGATCGGTTTGCCATCTTTCTTCCTTAATATTACGTTACGACCCTTGGGTCCATATGTTGATGCTACATTGTCGGCAAGTTGATTGACCCCATCAAGCATCAGTTGATGTAAATCCTTACCGTCTGAATAGTGTTTCATTTAACCTCACTTTGTATGATTATATTATAAACAAGTATATACTAGATGTCAAGTGGTTTGTTAGATTTTTTGTGCTGCTGCCTTTGTAGCGTCAGTCTTCTTTATCGTGTCTTGCTTGGACTGCTGTCTTTTACCAGGGTCTGATGTTGTAGCGGAGTCTGTCTTAAATCTATCCGCTGCCTCTGCGAGTTCCTGTAGGGTGGAAAACAATCCTTGAAACTTCTGATCCAGCAACCGAAAGATCGCGTCAGTCTTACCGACCATGTCTCCCATGTTAAGGACCCCAAGTTCTTTCATCTGATAGACACCTTTATTCAACTCAGTTGGTGAAAGAGAGAACGCGTTACCTTTCTTATCCAATAGTGGACTCATCTTGTTTTTCTTAATTGTTCGGAGCATGTATATGGCTTGTTCGCGAGTGATTACGAAGGTATAGAATCGAATCTTCGGATTCTTCTTGTCTAAGATCTTCTCTCCGACATAATACCTTATCTCTTCATTCTTCTGAACCTCTGCACTTAGATTCGCATAGGAACCTTTTACTGATGACTTCGGTTTTACAAACTTTAGCGACACATTACCCTGCGGAAACTCAACGTCAGCAATGTTGTCTGCGATTCCTTTTATAACTTTGCCGCCGAAGAGTTTTGCGATGAACTGCTCAAAAGTATACCCCTTTACAGACGGGTTGGGTGACGTTAATAGGTGATACAACGTCCTCATAACATCCACCATTGCGATAGCAGTGACGTGATCATTGATCAACTGCTTGGCGGGTGTATTTAGGAAGTTGTTAAGGTTGGATACCAATTCACCAAGTTGTGATATGTCACCAGGGGCAATGTTTGCTACGGCCGTCTCAAACCTTCTTTGAGATTCTGGAGCAGTTGCCGCGTCGTAGTCGTTCATCCAACTGAGGTCCAAAACAATTGGTTCATAAGTTATGGTTGGTTTTTTACCAGCAGACTTCTTCTCAACAACGGGTCGACCCACCTTGGCAAACATTTCAACTAAAAGGTCTAAATCACTCATAGAAACTCATCAGCAATGCCATATTCGATTGCTTCCTCTGCAGATAAATAGACATCAACGTTGTTTAAAAGTAACTTTTTAATCTTCTTCCTAGTCAACTTGGTGCATGAGCAGAGGTAGTCAAAATACATATCTTGCAATGCCTTTGTTTCACGCATTTGATTCTCTACGTTAGGGAAAGAACCATGGTGTCCACTGATGACACTGTGAAGCATCACCCTGCAGTTCTTTCCAATCTTTCTTCTGCCCTTAGTCCCGTTCGCAAGCATTAGAACACCCGCTGACATTACCTTGCCAAGACCGACTGTCTCAATAACACAGTCTTCTTTAATCATGTCCATAACATCAAGAATGGAGAACATATCAGAGACTATGCCACCATGAGTGGAGATGTACATCCTAAATGGTCTTACCACCTCGTGTGTATTGCCTTCTGCATCTTCAATAATATCAAGTCTTGAGTGATTGAAGTACAGCATTGCCTGAACAACCTCGGAACCCATTCTTTCTGTTATGTCGCCATAACAATTGATTGCCCTGATGTCATCCTTATCGTCCTTACCAGCGATATTGTTGATGATATAGATTGGTTGCTTGCCTTCCTTCCCGGTAGATTCATCAACAAACTCTTCTAATATTTGCTCTTCTTTTTTCTTTTCTTTCTTTTTCTTCTTGGTGGTTTCATTTACAATCACGAAGTCTTCAAAGTTCTTTAAATCCTTATCCGATAACTTTTTTGGCATTGTATACTTTCTCCTTTCCTGTCATTGTCTTTTCTGTGATTCTATACGGGAAACTCTTAAGAAAACTTCTCCACTTACCATCATCTGGAAAGTTCCTTGTAAAAATAAGTAGCGACTCCTTTTTCTTGGGATTGAAACCACTGCCCGATTCATCCCACTCTTGCAGTTCTTTTAATACAGTTTTAACTCTGCGTTGGTCGGTGTAGTGCACCTGTAATCTACAGGCAATAGTGTTGTCTTCTCTCTTTAGTTCTTTCCAGCAAACAACGTCGATCATGGTAACTCCTTTTTTACTATTTTTGATGCGATGTCTCTCGGTATGTTTGTTAATATGGTGGTAGCATACAATACTTTCCAATTTTTTACAAATGCTTCCTCCACTTGACACTCTTCTTCTATCTTTTCATCATCTAACCCCATCTCTTTCATAACAGATTTTTTGATATCTATGACATTTTTAAGTTGACCTAAAAATATAGAAGAGAGAGCAGACATGTTCTTCGCGAATTCAGCGTAGAACTCCTGCTTCTCTTTTATTGAGCGAAAAATAAATATTGCATGGTGTAGGAACGCACCCATTGAGAACCAAAAGAGTGCGTATATAAATTCGGTCTTCATGCTATTAGACTAACAGTTCCTTTCTGATGAGTCAAGTAAAATGATTACTTTCTTTTGAGTGACTCTGCAATGCGCTTTGCAACACGTTGAGCGATTCTCTCAGCGACTTCTTCAAGTTCTTCCTGATCGACCTCGTTAAGTTCGTCATCATCACCCATGTCCATCTCTGGTTCGTCATCCATTGCTGGTTCTTCTGCATCCATCTCTGGTTCTGCATCGCCACCATCAACTGCGGAAAGAATCTGATCAAGGATATCACGAGCAGTTCTAAGAGAAGCAACATCGCCCTCTGGTACATCTACCTCTACATCCTGACCGTCTTCTGGACCTTCTTCAGCACCCATGTCCATCTCTGGTTCGTCTTCTGCTGCTGCATCCATACCCATCTCATCGATTTCCATCTCTTCTTCAAGATCTTGCTCGTTTGTCTTCTTCTTCACAGGTTTGCCATCCATTGAGCGTAGTTTGGCAGTGGTTATTTTTGTTCCCGAGGGAGTTACTTCTACCTCTGGTTCGTCGTCTAATTCTTTCATCCTGGCAGTCATATCGTAAACGCCTTTGATTCCGCTCGACTTCAACCCGCCAAATTCCTCGTCGACTTCTTGTTTGTCTTCTTTCTTTCCGCGCATACCTTCATCGAGGTCTTCGTCTTCTTTCTTTCCGCGCATACCTTCATCAAGGTCTTCGTCTTCTTTCTTACCGCGCATGCCTTCGTCGACTTCATCTTTCTCGTCTTCCTTCTTGGCACGCATCTCTTCGAGTTCTTCTTCCTCTTCGAAGACAAATGCTTTTTCATGGATTGGCTTGAGTCCCGCCAACTTCCAAAATCTTCTGGTTGCTGCTTCGTTTAAAAGCGCTTTCTTCTTGTTATTTGACATGTCATTCTCCTTATAACAAATGTAGTTTTGTGTTAACAATAATAAATAGAATTATTTTTTCCTAAAAGTATATTAATTTAGTCTTCAATTTCGGCAAAAAGTTCTTTTACCTCCATTTTATTTGACAGTTTTTTCAACGCTGCCATCTCAATCTGCCTGACTTTCAAATAATTGATGCCAAGTCTTTCCCCTACCTCATGTAAAGTTAGGGATTTGCCTGCAGACTTTATTTGCTTTTCCTGTATCGAAATAAGACAGCAGTTCTTTTCTTTTTCGTAGTCGATCCACATTCTGCACTCCTTGTTCGAACACGACTTTGTTTCCTGTTTGCACTTCTCAGCACACTCTGGTAATGTACTCATTAAATATCTTCATCTCCATTCTCAATCAGATCAAAGACAAAGTCAATATCCCTCTCGGTGATCCCAAGATCTTGAAGGGTCTGATTTCCTTGTTTGATGTCTTCATTTTGTCTAGCAATTTTCTTTTTTCCAACTTTCTGTTTCTCCTGTTTTACTTTTGTAATATACATCAATATATTTGGATCGTTATCAATATATCCAGTCACCATTGACTTAAAAAAGTCAACCTGACTTATTCCATCTCTTCGAAGTTTTAATCTTAATTCTGCATGGCGCTTATCTGTATCAGCGAACGTTATCTTTTTCTCTTCTTTTCCATATCTATAGTAACTCATTTAGTCCTCAAAATATGAGTACTGCTTTCTACCTGAGAAGCAGCAGACTGAACAATAAACTCTGCCTTTGCCTGCAACTGGGTTATGTTTCTAGCACCAGAGTAAGACAGTCCTGATCTTATGTTTTGAAGTAAGTCCGCCACCACATCAACAACCGAACCCTTTGCTGATATGGTGGTCGAAATGCCCTCCAGTGAGCGCGCCTCACCCCTCCAGTCTCTTTGCGCTTCTTTAGATGCCATACCTCGATAGACCTTAAAAGACTTGCCATTATTGCTGACGAATACATCACCCGGACTTTCATCTGTGCCTGCAAGCATCGAACCGAGCATGACAAAATCTGCGCCAGCGGCAAGCGCTTTAACAATATCTCCCGCTGTTTTAATGCCACCGTCGGCGATGATGGTAGCACCGTCCTCGTAACTACAGGTTAAAACGGACTCAAAAGTCGGGACGCCATGACCCGTCTGGATCCTCGTAGAGCAAATAGATCCACCACCTATACCTACACGAACAGCATCAGCGCCCCAATCAGACAGATCTACGTATGCCTTTGGTGTTGCAACATTACCAGCAATAATGTTGACATCATTACCCCACTTATCTCTTATAGATTTCAATGCTCTTTCAACCAATATGTGGTGTCCGTGTGCTACATCCAGGCAAAACGTATCAATCCTAGAATCTGCCATAAGGAATTCAATCCTTTTCATAAAGTCACCTGTGACGCCAATAGCAGCGGCCGCACTAAAAGGAGTCATCTTAGATTGCTCTACCATGTCACAATACCTGTGTGTTATAGCTAATCCTCCCATCTCACCGAAGGCAGCAGCCATTGCGGATTCAGTGACCGTATCCATCGGACTGGTAATAATGGGTATACTAAGTATCCTCCTTCCCAATTGTCTCGATAAGTCTATCTCCGATCTAGATTCTATGTCACTGTATTGGGGTATCAGTAACACATCATCAAAACTATGTGTTTGCCTTTTCATTTGTTTCCTTTTGTATTTCCTTTATGAGATTTGTTGCCTTATTCCAGCAATCTGGACAATAAAGGTTTACTTTACCTTCTTTCTCTCTGACCACAACATTCCATGTTTTCACTTGTTCTTTATTTAGTCTATCATAAGGCGCAAAGCAAGTCAAGCAATGGTCTGGCAATTTATCAAAAAGACCTAACGTAACTTCAACATCTTTCTTTGCTTGCTTTTGCTTTGTCCTTTTTAGTTTTCTCTTGGCGTTCATTCCAAACCTGTAGATCCAAGTCCACCGCCGCCACGAGAGGTCTCGCTGCCATAGATGTTATCTTCCCAAATCTCAAGCAAAGCAGGTTTTTCAATTCTCACAAAAATTGCCTGGGCGATTTTTTGACCAGGTTCGATAAATTCAACGTCTTTACCTATGTTATGGAGATTCACGAATATTTCACCCGTGTATCCCTCATCCACAACACAAGCACCGGTAATCAAATGGTTCTTGCTTGCGATCCCTGACTTATTCATAATCTGAAGCATGCAGTTTGATGGCACTTCCATCTTAATACCAGTATCCAGCAAGACGCTTTGTCCTGGATTAATCCTAACCGCTGCACCCTCCACTGGGCAGAAGAACAAGTCTAACCCAGCATCTGTATTGTGCGCTCTGACCGGCAACTTCACGTCCGGTCTTACTCTATAAATATTTACTGTCATCTCTTTGTAATCTCCTCCGTTGCTCCTACAACAACTCGTTTTAATCCCTTATCTCTCTCGATGCTATATGCTATTGCTCTTATACCTGGTTTCTCTGGGTCCATGTCATTAATCAAGTACCTTGGTCCTCGCTCAATACCCATGACCAGTTTATCCCAAGGCACGCCCATAGTCAAGAGTTCCTTTACAGTGTGGTCTCTCAATTCTTCTGGTCGTGCAGTAGTAAAGACAATCATACACTTCTCTCTTTTCCACTTTTTTAACTTACCTAGCGCACCTGGGGTAAACTCAGGTTTTGTCGTTTTTAGTGTCTCAAACTTGCGATACTTAAATATCGTACCGTCTATGTCACAAAATATAGTTCTATTTTTTTCTACCATTATTCCTCCTATGCTAACATCTTGAACATCTTCCTAACTGACCTAGTGCTAAATCCCCACTGTGGGTCCCAGTTGAGTCTTGCCATATAAGGTCTGTTGACATATACTTTATCTTTCTTGGGGTCGACGCCCCAGCATTTGATAGTGTTCTCTTCTGAGTTCGAGTCAATAACTTTGACAAGATAAAAATCCTTTCCGTTTCTTGTTTTCTTTTCGATGACTTGTCTTGGAATGAACCAACAGTAACCAAGTTCAGCATCGTACTCAGATATAGGTGGCACCATACGCTCATCAAACAACTGCTGCAACCTCTCATTAACAACCATACTCACGGGGAAAATACCTGTTAAGTTTACGAGGTGCTGAAGTTTTTCTTCCTCTGTAAGGTCGCCCTCTGGTGCATACAACTCTATGTTTTCAATTAGATTCTTTTCCTTTCTTGGTCTCTTGATAGCGATTGAGGTCCAGAAGTGCTTTAGTCCTGTAAACCGATCATCCATCAGACAGTTAAGCGCCTGACTTAAACAAAGTGCGTTTATTGCCTTCTTGTTTAGTTTAGAATAAACAATGTCCTCACTGAAAAGAAACTCCTCTATATTGTTAAAAGGTCTATTGCTCATTATCTGATGAATAGCGGTTGCGCCCAGTCCCTTGATAGAAGACAGTGGTTGGATTAAAGTCTTGCCATCCTCGCTGATCTCCCAGCGCACACCAGAAGTATTAACATTTAAAGGTTCGATCTTATATCCATACGACTTTGCAATGTTGATCGCCCTCTCTTTCCTCTTGTCCGGTTCTTTATCTAAGAACGCTGCTAACCAGCATTCAGGATAATAATGTAGAAGATAAGCGCATTGAAAAGACAATACACAGTAGGAAACGGCATGAGATTTATTAAAACCGTAACCAGAAAAGTACTCGAACTTACCCCATAACTCCTTAGCTTCATACTCTTTCATTCCTTTCTCAAGGCAACCACGCCTGAACTTATCGTAAATCTTGTCCTTCTCTGCCGAGGCAGAACCAGTGCCCTTCTTTGTTAGGAGTTTGCGCAACTTATTACCCTCATCAAGAGATAGATCTTTGCCGAGTTTGTGAGCAAGCATAGCAATCTGTTCTTGAAAGATCAGGAACCCATATGTCTCCTCTGTTACTTCCCGCACGTGACTGTTGAGGTAGTCTACCTCTTCTGGGTTTTCTTTTGCCCCAACATACATCTTGTCAACGCCTGCAGACAATGGACCAGGGCGATATATAGAAGTAATTGCAGCAAGGTCTGTAATATTATTTGGTTTAGCATTCTTGCAGAATGACTGTGCGCCGCCCTCTGTGAACTGGAATATCCCTGCCCACTTCCCTTCATGGAATACACTTTCCCACACCTCCCTATCATCAAGATCAATCTTTTCGGGGTGCAACCTCTCTTCATAAAAATTCTTAATATCATCAAACGTAGGATCTTCGACACCCTCATACCTAACTAGTACATGCCTGATGGCATCTTCTATCATGCGCAGTGATGCCAATCCTAAAATATCAAACTTAATAAAACCCATTGGTTCAAGGTGGCGAACGTTCTGACCCTCCGACCATGGGGTTTGCCTAACTCCACCCGAGTTAATCAAGGGCATCCACTGGTTTAGATTCTCGCCCACCACCACTCCACCAGCGTGGCGGGATGCTGAACGAGTCTGTCCGTAAAGTGCGTCAACGTGAGTCTTAACTTCTGGATATTTCTGCAAGAACTTTTGCAACGAGTCCGAATACTTCATCAACTCTTCGAAAGTAGGGTTGTAGACACCCGCTGTGATGCCGTGTTCCTTCTTCGCAAGTGGAGTTGCCTCGTACACCATTTTGTTCGTTACAGCATTGACCTCAGAGAACTCAATACCATAAAACTTTGATATATCTTTGACCAAAGACCTTAACTGTAATGTATTCCAGTTTGTGATAGGGACCACCACATTATCACCCCACTCATTTATTAAGTGCTCTTTCAAAACCATCGGGTCAGAAACATCGTAATCAATATCAGGATAACCAGAACCACCTTTTGTCAAAAAACGCTCAAATTGAAGTCCGTAACGGATGGGATCTATTTGGGTGATACCCAAGGCATAGGCAACTAGAGAACCCGCAGCAGAACCGCGTCCTGCGCCTGCAAGTTGCATCTTCGTCGCCTCGTCTGCAATCTTTTTCATTGTTAAGAAGTACTTACTGAAACCTCTGTCTTCAATAATCTTTACTTCGTACTTTAGTCTATCAACATATTCAGGATTATCTGCAAAACCAAGATTTCTTGCACCCGCGACAGACAGGGCAATCAAAGTTTCTCCGGCAGTTGATCCATCGGGTACCACGAAGTCTGGTAGTCGCACTTCATTGTCTGGCAAGAAAGATTCAATCCTATTGTGCGCGATATCATACGTGCGCTTAATAGAGTTAAGAACAACATCGTCATCATACTCCACATTGCACTCTTTGGAATACTTCTTGTAACTCTCCCACATCTGGTCGCCATTCTTTGGGTAAAGTTCATAACCAATATCATCAACATCTATGGGTAACTCGTCAGATAACCACTCCACTTTACGACCAAGGAACCCAAGTCGCTTATATAGTTCTCTATCTTTCCAGGCATCGGGAGAGTAGTAGTGCGAATCCGCTGTTGAGATAAGTTCAATGCCAAACTCATAATGCATTTGTATAATAAATTGGTTTAACTTGTGTTGTTCTGGTACGTTGTTCCACTGAAGTTCTCCATACCAGCGGTCTCCAAAGATTGATTGCATCTTCTGAGTTGTTGTCCTCATGGCATCCAGTACTGCATCCTCTCCAAAATCTCTGTTTTGCCAGAAGTCGCCAGCATAAACTCCGCCAAGACAAGCAGAGGCAGCGATGACGCCTTCACCGTGCTTTTTCAAAAGTGCATAGTCGATGCGTGGATAGCGATAAAAATGATCTCCAGTATAAGACTTAGAAATCATCTTGTAGATATTTTGCAGTCCTGTTTGGTTCATTGCAAGAAGAATCATGTGACTTCTTCTGTTGAGGATGGACTTCATTTTCTTTTTAGAGACCCCCTCTGCCTCAACTGTTGCCCCTGACTGCATAGACTCAAGTGCTTTTTTGTTCTTTGCTTCCTCTCTTGCTTTTTCGTAGTCAATCTTCCAATTGGCGATACTTGGCACAAAGTATGCCTCACAACCAAAGATTGGTTTGAACTCCTTTCCTTCTGACTTCATCTTTTTGGCATGCAGTACTTGATATGCAAGTCCATTGGCATTTCCATGGTCCGTCAAAGCCAAAGCATCCATGCCGTTATCAAAAGCGAAATCCATATGCTGCTGGGGATAACCCAATGCATCGAATATTGATCCTGCTACCGAGTGGGCGTGTAGTCCCACGAATGGTATTGTCGGTTGTTCTCTCAAACTATCTTCCTTTCATCTTTCTTAAAAGCATTACTAAAACAATATCTCCAGTCACTATTGACTGCTATTGGATCCGACATCATGTCCTGATATCCTTGCCAAGTAGAAATATCGTGGTAGTAATCTATTTCATATGTCTCACTGTTGTTTATCATTATATCATCACCGAAAACTTTGTCAACACTATAATGACTCTTTACGTTCATTCTTTTAAATAGATAGGAGCAGTGCTTAAACTGACGAATGTTAAAACTAAACCCAAGATGTGCGCCGGTTCTAGCACTTTCTCCATTGTGTGTTAAGAACACCGAGTCATTGCTTTTAACAAGCGATCTAAGTTCTACATTTCTTGGGTTGTATACTCCATATGGCATAGAGACATAATACCTGTATGGTGAAATCCACTTACTTAACTTGTCACTAACTGTGTAACTCGCATAGACACCCTCCATGACAGATACGCCCAACCCTTTCTTGTTCATATGTTTATATGATATTGGAACATAAAATATTGGTACATACCTCTTCATCTCATTAGAAAAATTAGCAAACTTTGCTCGCTCGTGCTGTGTTAAACTCAGAACAAAATCGCCGCATGCCTCTTTGAGTAAAGGTGCGATTGAGTCGTCACAAACAATCCATATAGTTTTGCACCCCATGTAGGAGCACTCCACGATACTTCTCTGCACAGCATAGTAGTTGTTTGCAATAGGTAACATACTGGGATGTAAGACAAGATCAATATCAGTTTGCACTTTAGATACAGGTATTATCCCTGCAATATGCTTTGAAGATGTCATCTCGCTTTTTTCTGTCATAATATTTTACCTTTCTAGAACTCCTGTATACTGTCTCTGAAATAGGTACGACCGATCTTTCGAGCACTGTCAGTATAGGGTTTCTTCTCCTCTCCGAGTCTTTTGATATCAGCGGTCTGTGTAGACCATTGCTAGATAAAAGAACTTTTTGAGTTATGAATCTAACAATAGTATCAGAATAGTCAAAAGTTGTCAACTGTTCTTTTGAAAGTGTAGAAACTGCCACGACTTCTTTCTTTCCAAAACACTCTATCTTGTCTATAAATGTGTCTTTTGGAAATATTGTATCTATATTAGACGCATTACATATTTTTAACCTCATAAAATCCAGAACCCTGTATAAATCATCGTTATCTATTCTGACTATCGGAAGGTCGGTTTTTAAGTCTGGACATGAAAAGAGGTGGCACTTTTTGAATTGAATATGCCCTCCATTAAAGCGCAAAGTATCCTCTTCCATCCTAAGATAAGAGAGTGGGTTAGGATTTACAATCAAACCCTCCATTGAACAAAGGAACTTTAACATTTGCCACGCTTCCAGTTCTCTTACTGTTGATAGGTTTTCTATGTGAAATGTATCGGAGAGTTTTAAATCGATAGTTGGGGAATCGTGATTAACCAAAACCATAGGAATCTTTTCTGTATATGATTTCAGCAGTGAGTGAAAACCACGACCCACCACCACACTATCTAGTAGCATATTTTCTGAACATAATCATATCGATGCCTGTATGACACTGGTTCAAAATCATCTCTCGAATCAGCAGACAAGCATATCTCATCTAGAATCGACATCAAATCATCATACATCTGCTGCTGATTGCGCGACAATTCAAAGACTGAACCATTGCCATGTTGAGCATAGTTGTCCCAGACTCTAGCGTTCCTCTGCGCAAAAACATAAAACTTTAAGTTTGGTGTCGCATCTAATGCATCCCATACAACATCCGTATTGACACGAGGAACCAAAAACGACTGCGCATGCTCATCAGAGAACACTACAATGATTCTGTCGGCGTTAGTACGCCAATTGATTTTGAAAAATTTAAGTTCTGGGTGTGAGTTTACTCTGTTTGCCCAGCGTGCTCGGGCGAAGTCATATGCAACATTTCCGGATATGTTAGCGAGCGATAATAATATTGCATCTTTAAGCATCTCATTTCCTGTCTGATTGTCAAACTGACCTACATTCGAAAACGCTGTCAAAAAATCCTCAAAGTTTGATATATCTGATTGTAGGATCAGCATCTCTTCGTTATCCGTAGGGGTCACCCTAAGTTTGGGTCCCACAATTAAACCCCACTTCAACTTATCTTCTGCGGAAAAATCTTGAGCGAACCTGTTCATTGCCATTCTCACCGCATTAATATAGTTTTCCATAGATCCGGACCAGTCTACGATAAATAATATATCTGTTTCAGGTATCTCTTCACCATAATCTATTATGCCGTCGCAGTCGTTGTCGGCACCATCACAAATCTCATCACTAGGAAGCACCTCACCGCCACAGAAATCTACAATCTGCCTTCTGGACTGATCTTGTCCGTACCACTGCCCCATGTTGCAGGTTTGCTGACCCTCGTTACAGACACCAACATTCAAGGTGCCTTCTGGTCCAGTATAACATTGTCGTGTAAGTTGCTCATCTATTAAAGAATCACAATCTTCATCGAAGTTATTGCATACTTCCGGATCTGTTGCAATACCCGCAAACTGATCACATGGCACCCCTTCAGATAACTCTGGAACCCAGTGACAAAGAGCAAAACATTCAGTCATCTCAGTAACTTCGCAATCTTCATTCACACACTCGCAAGTTTTAAACCCCATACCGCAGGTAAGAGGAGACTCCATACATGGAACTAAAGCACCAACCATTTCTGGTGGACATTGACAGTTTAATCCCTCGTCCACAAGATTGTCGCAATCGTTATCTTCGCCATCACACTCTTCATCAGTCGGCCGATCTGCTGTACACCCAATCCAGTCTCCGTTACCACACATCTCAAGTCCGGTGTTGCATATAGTTGTACACTCTCTGATAAGTTGTTCATCGATGTTACCATCGCAATCATTGTCCAAACCATCACAAATGTCTTCGGGCACCTGTCCGCAACCACCACAAGCATTTAGTTGATTTTCATCTACATTACCATCACAATCATTGTCGACACTGTCACAAACCTCTTCTTCTTCATAACAGGTTACACACTCTCCGTAATACAAGCGACCCTTATCGCAGCGCACCTGTTGTGTTCCGGATATACCATTGATATCGCAATTATAATACATAGTGAAGTCTTCATTGATACCCGGAGGACAATCAAAGGCATGCTGGCAACCAGTCTCTTCAATTATTTGTGCCGGGGGGCAATTTGGATCTCGATTTCTATCACAAGGCACCAAGTTTTCGTCACAAATATCCAACACTGCATACTTTGCCTGCACTTCTACACCTCGCGGAGGACAATACCAAGTTTGTTGTTGGCAACAATTTGGATTGCAATCGCAAAACCTTGGGTGGGTATTTTGCAAATCGGCACAAGGGTCGACCCAAACATCAACCGTAATATCCGGTATTTGAACCACCTGCACATCGACCGATGCTGAATCTGAGATTAGAGTTCTGATACTCTCGGCGTCTAGACCTCCAGTGGTGACGCTACTGTCTGAACATGCAAATAGAAAAAGTAAAAGTGTTAGTTTCTTCATCAGTGCTCCATTTTGTGCTTCATAAAAGATTCCACAGAGTGAGGAAAGTGCTGCTTCGCAATACTCAAACACGCTTTAGCAACTTCTTGTATTTCCCACTGTGCGCCATCATGCACGCGCAATGATACAAACTTCAGTAAGTTGTGCAAGTTTGCTGTCCCATAATACTGTGTATATAAGTTTTGCGGTAAGACGCCTCTTGCTTGCTCGCGGCAAACACCCTCCTCTACCAACCTAGTATAGAGAAACAGGGATTGAGCGTGATGGTCTTTTACCATTCTTGATGCTGTGACGCCTGGGGCCATACCCTTTGACATGTCGGGATCAATCATGCCCTCCACGTTGCTCGCTTGCCTGTTGGACTTGTGCTGAGTTCTAAACTCACTAGGTTCATAAAACTTCATGTCCACAGAAGTGTACCTTCTACTGATCTCGTTATAAGCCCAAGTACGATGTCTGTGGTGTTGGGAGCGTATAAACAAAGGCACAGTAAATTTATAAGTAAGCACACAATGTTCAAAAGGAGAACTATGATTGTGGCGCATAAGATAGTTGATGAGTTTAATATCCTTTTCGTCTACTTCTTCTTTTCCTGCTCCAAAGGACACTCGTGCCGCATTAACAACTGACAGATCCGTACCCATATGTGAAACGTACTCAACCGCACCTATATCGTCCCCAAATAAATCAATTTTCATCTGGTCTCCTGTAGACGCCAAGGATGTAGTTCTCTAATATAACATGATGCTTTCTATCTGCCAACTCTACAACCTCGATCATAGACCTATCAACTATAGCAGTGACTTCACTCTTGGAAGTTCTTTGAACTCTTTTGAGATCTTCTTTACAGTCTGACGCGATCTCTACAATCGTTGCTTTCACAAACCTAGACTCCTCTTGCTTAAAGTCTTCAGGCAATAAAACCCCGTTATCAGTCTTCTTTGTAACAAAATGCGGAACGATTGTAACATACCTATTGAGAGGTTTTAGTGTTAGGATTCTATCAGACATCTGCACCCCCAAAGTTTTGCTTGAGATGATTAAAGTAATCTGTAATCATTTCAAGGTCGTCGCCAGATTTCAGCATCCTATATACCTTAACTGCCATTCGCATATCCTCTTTGGATAACCAATCGTTCTCAGAATAACTGGATCTCAAATCACGAAGGTGTTCCTTCAGGGGTTCCATCTCTTGCTCGATAGCAACAAATGCTTTAATAAAATTGACGATGTGTTCGTCTTTCGTCAACAAATCTTCTTCTTTGTCACCAAACATAATATCTCCTTCTTTGTTGTTGGTAGAATAATAATACTAGATTATATCAAATAATGCAAGTATTTTTTGTGCCTAAATTGAAAAACTCTCGCCGCACCCACAAGTTCTTTTTGCGTTGGGGTTGACGAATCTAAATCCAGATTGATTCAATTCATCAACAAAGTCTATCGTCGTTCCCATCAAATACAAAAAACTCTTAGGGTCTACATAGATCTTAACGCCCTGGTCTGTTATTACTTTATCACCTTTGTTCTCCGAATCGAACAATAACTTATAAGTAAAACCGGAACACCCGCCGCCCTGTACAGCGGCGCGCACTCCCGTCTCATCTTTATTGTCTAGCATTGCTTTCATCTTTTTTGCAGCAGATTCAGTTAGAGTTATCATTTTTCTTTTTATAATCCTCTATGGCAGATTTGATTGCATCTTCAGCTAAGACAGAACAGTGAATTTTTACAGGCGGAAGAGAAAGGTATTCCGCAATGTCTTTGTTTTTGATCTCTTGCGCTTCGTCAAGAGTTTTACCTTTTATCCATTCTGTAACCAGAGATGAAGATGCAATTGCTGAACCGCAACCATATGTTTTAAACTTTGCATCTTCAATTTCTCCGTTATCATTTACTTTGATTTGTAATTTCATAACATCTCCACAAGCGGGTGCGCCGACAATACCAGTTCCTACAGAGTTGTCATTCTTATCTAATGATCCCGTATTTCTTGGGTTCTCAAAATGGTCTATCACTTGCTTCGAGTAACTCATACAAATTTAACCTCACAAGCACCGCCTGCACAAGCAACTTCACCCTTAAGATCTGTGTTGTCCTCTTCTTCAACGACTCTAGTCAGGTCAACATTGCTGAGAGATGCCATCATTGCTTCATAGGTTTCTTTTGAGCAATCCTCAAAAGGTGCTTGGGTGTACGTACCACCGTCGTAAGGAAGCACAGACAGTCCGTTGTAACTCTCTCTGTTTTCCCACATCCACTCACCAACGTCGACCCATTCCGCATCCTTGATTGATACTGTTGCAGAGATATTGTGAGTATTCTGACCTTTTCTAAACCCTGGTTTCACCCACTCGTCAGTTACTTTCTTAACTCTTCTAAGTAACTGAAGCGCTGACTCCGTTCTCATAATAGCGTTTTCTGGTGCCTTTTGTGGAATAGAAATAACAGCAGTGCTATGGGGACTGAAGTATTCATCCTCGATTAACTCTGGGTGATTCTCTACCAAGTAAGAATAGATTGGTTCATTCTTACCAACTCGAATGCGACGAATATAGTAGTCGTTATGCCAAGCGTGGATACCAGAGGATGTCCCAACAGTTAAACTTGTAGTACCTGCTGGTTTCACGCAAGTTGTTCTTGCTGCTGGTTTAACACCAATAAGTTCCGCAACCCTTGAGTTCTCTTTCTTAACTGCGATTGCTGCTGCTTTCATATCAAGATCAAGAACAGCACCGGATGCAATACCAGTCATTGATACGCCGATAAGTGCATCTCTTTCTGTTGTTCTGCGCCAAACATCACGAAGATAGTGAAAGTCTGTGTAACTTGCTTGCAGCGTGCCAATGAAAGTCGCTGCCTTTACCCTCTCTTCAAAGTCTTCTTGTGATTCTAGGTCTGAAACATTCACTTCTGTTAGATTGCAGAACTGGTAAGGTCTAAGTCCGATCTCACAACAGGGGTTCGTACCCCAATCTTTGTCGTTAGAGAAATAAAACCCTGGTTCTCCCGCCCCTGATGCTTTGACTCTGTCCCAAAGATTCATAAAATATTCTTTGTCAATCTTGTGGCGAAGTAAAACGACAGAGTTATTTGCACGTCCACGCTGTGGGTTAGTCTCCCACCAGTTACCGGACTTGGCCGCAATCATATCATCATCATCTGCAGAGAATAGTGAAATAAGTGCCGCTCTTCTGATACCACCTGCAAGCACAGCGTCGGCAATGTGGCACACCATATCATGAACTTCAATAGATGATAACTTATCTCCGTTCTCTTTCTCTGATAACATACCTTCTAGTTTGACAAGACATTCACGCAGGGGTTGGGGTCCTGGTGCTTTACCACCTGACGTCACGAGTGCTGCACCCTTGGGTCGTATGTCCGTATAATCAAATCTAAGTCTAGATCCACCGTTAAAGTAGGATCTGACCAGCGCCTTTACAGCATCTGCCCAACCCTCTATCGAGTCATTAACCAAGAACCTTCTAGTTCTTTTAGTGTTTGGTTTCTGAATCTCTGGTAACTTTTCTACATGATGCTTCTGCACACTGTAACCAACACCAGTACCGCCTAGCAAAAGGAACATTGCCTCACCAAATGAGCGCCAGTCATCGATCGGCATGAATGCACAGTTGAAAATACGGTTAGGGGCAACTTCAATTGGTTTGCCTCCAAACTGCAGGGACCTCATAGAGGGTAATACCTTCTTATCGAAAACCATCTTATAGTTTTTTCTTATTTGCAATTCAAGTTCTGGGAACTTCTTAAGGTGCATTTGCATATTCCTTGTTACTAGTTCTTCCCATGTCTCTCTTCTGTTTTTTTCTGGAATGTACTTTGCGTACTTCATGTGCACTGTGATCTCTGACAAAATATCATTTGATAAACTCATTTGCTTCCTCCCTTCATTTTTTGATATCTCTCTCTAATAAATTCTTTTTGTTTTTTCGCTGCATTTTTAGTCACGTCATCCATTTCTTCTGTGGTGAGTACCTTTGGCAAGATCTTGATCTTGACATTAGAGGTATCCATAAATATAGGGTAAATCATTCCATCGGGCCCATTTCTGTTCTTTGCAATAAAAATTCTTCCACCATTTATCTCTTTGTCGTCAATTGTACGAGAGACAGAGAAGATAAAATCAGCAACAAAACACTTATTGTATGCTTCTGAAATAGATTCCATTGTTATAACTTCTGCATTTAATGCTGACCTATTAGTCTGGGATGCTGTCCACACAGGACACCCAACCTCTTGAGATATTCCTCTCAACTCTTCATAAATCGTCTCAAGTTGATGTCTCTTCTCCTCTCGTGATGATCCTGTTGGTTTTATAAGATCAGCATAGTCAACAATAATCATGTCCGGTACAAAACCTGTAACTTTCATTTTTTCTACGTGATTTCGTATAGTGCTTATTGTAGCGGATCTAGTTGGGTATTCTTTTATAATAAGTTTACCCTCTAAATCTCTGAGGTCGTCATAGATTTGTTCCTTGAAAACATTAATGCCAGTTAGGTGATAACCTGTTATACAACTATCATATCTAGTTCCAACAACGGTATCTCCAAGTTCAAGAGTGTAATGCACAACATTTTTGCCACGTTGAAGTGCTTGTGCACCAAGATGAACGAGTACCATTGACTTTCCTGCACCAGTTGGTGCAATCACAACTCCCAGTTCTCCTTTACCAAGTCCGCCCTTAGTAATCTTATCAACAGTATCCCACCCTGTAGATACGGGATCGCGAGACTTTTCCATAAACCTGAGTTCGAAGTCTTTCATGTAGTCGTAACCAACATCATTGGACATACCCAGTTTTATTGCATCATTTATATTTTTCGCTATCTCATCAAAAGAAGATTTTTCAAGAAGAGGCACACACCTCATCATTGCTTCTTGGAGTTTCTGCTTTCTGCAAAAATCCAAAGCGGTATCCTTAATGTACCCAACTTCTTCAGTTTGTATCTGTCTAGATAATACTCTGGCATAATAATCTCTCAACAACTTCTGCACAGAGTCTTGCTCTTCTGCAATGCCAGTGCGCATTATGCTTTTCATTATATCTCTGGTTGGGTGGACTCCATATTTTTCCTTGTACTGTCGAATCTTTTTTACAAAAACTCGAAGATAGGAGAGTTCAAGAAAGTTGTCCTCTAGCACTTCAAATATCTGCTCTGCGAACGGTCTATCGTCCAGAATGATGTGACATAAGTTTTCTTGAAAACTTTTCCCAAACTTGGAAAAATCTCTTTTGACTGCTTGCATTAATTAAAACCGATTTTGTTGGATACCATAGAGTTGAAACTTGTTGTTAAGCAGTCGATATTGATTGAAATCAGTCCGTCCACAGATAACATTTTGTTGATTTCTGTTTTATTAAACAAAGGTTTGTATTCTCCAAAAGTATCATTTATATGTTGTGCACACTGAACTGATATCAGGGGTGTGCTCAATTGCATTATTGAATAATTATCGCATACTTTTTTATATTCTGCAACAAGTTTAGAATAAACCGACAATTTAGAATCTACGGTCTCTGCATGCTCCTTAATGTCGCTAAGGTAAACGTCCCTGTCTTCAGCAAGAAAGGGAAATGCTTTTGCTACAGTCTTGAGTCCGACGCCCGATATTCCATCGATGTTATCGCTCTTGTCTCCAACCATAGATCTGGCAATAGCAAAGTTTCTTGGGTGAATAGAGTACTGATCCAAAACCCTCTTGTAGTTTAATATCTCCTGTTGAGTAGGTCGAATCAACAAAGTTTTGTCATCAAGCAATTGAATAAAATCCTTATCACTCGAAACTATAGCTTTATTCCACTCTTTAAAGATGGGCATACTGCTAACATATGATATAACATCATCCGCTTCAACACCCGGTTCTCGGAATTGAATGATCGGTGTCTCATTAACGTACTCAATACAACGAACCTGCTGCCACACTCGATTGGTGTGGATCTCAGCAGGGTTCATATTCTGCGCCCACCTGTTAAGTTTGGGCGGTTTTCTGCCTGCCTTATAGTTTTTGTTTTTTGACCTTCTTTTAGAAGATCCACCATCGCCATCCCAAACAACAACAAAAGCGTCTGGGCGGACCTGTCTGCACAGTTTATTCATTGTTTGCAAGAATCCAACTACGCCGCCGAGAGGGTCTCCATTAGGGGACAGCGTAGGATTAACAATGTACGAGCGCATAAATTGATTTTGTGCATCAACTATAAGCAGTTTTTTCATTCTAGTCCTTTTTCCATTTATGCAAGGCAAGTCCTATAATAACCATACCAATAGCAGTATAAATAAATTCTTTGTCGTTGAGTATGTTTTCAAGCATCCTACTCTCCTTTAAATAAAAAAACACCCCTGGTTTCCCAGGGGTGGACCAACCTAGCTGTCGGTCTTTGGTGGGACATCCTCTTCCTGATCATAGAAATCAGATGCTTTGCCTGTCTTTTCGCTGAACTTCATAATAACATCTTCATCCATGATTTGCAAGACTCTTTTTTGAAATTTCTCATCTTCCAACTTCTTTAACCAATGGGCCCTCTGAAACTTTTCTCTTGTGCCATCTTCATAGACAAGTGCATACCAAGCGCCAGATTGCTCAAGGTTATCTGAAATCTGAATGGCATCAAACCAACTTTCCCTGTCCTGAACACCAACAGTATCAGAGTCGCCCCAAAGGATCTTAAAGTTACAAGTACGTCCGGTCGACCCGAATCTAGACTTTTCAATTTTACACTTTACCTCTGATCCAATCCTGAATCCGTTTTCATCTGTAACGAAAGATGCTTTCGCTTTTCTTCCTGTTAACCAGATTCTTAAGGAATAAGAATAAGGTAGTGTCTTGCCACCAGGAGTCATGTATGGCGTTGTCATTGCCTCGGAAGGAGACCTAGTAATATTGGTCTTCAACTGATTCAACACCAACAAAGTTGCGCCAGCATTAGCAATAGGTTGCACCAACTTTGGCATGCCCTTTGATAACACTCTTGCTTTCATCGCCATAGATGATTGAGGATCGAAGTCTGACTCCAAGTCATGCTCTGAAGGAGTGAGCGCAAGTGAGTCCCAGATAAAAACCCATTTCTCAGGCATCTTTAAAAGATTCTCAATTGTCTCCATCACCATTTCAACAGAGTGTGCTTGAATATAAATCAAACCACTATCTTCATCGTCTACATCACATCCTGCTCTCCGGAGAAAGTCAGGGTCAATAGCAGACTCTGAATCAAAGTAAGCAACACGGCAACCCATCTTCTGGGCATTAGCGGCAACTTGAGCAGCCATGAATGATTTACCCGTTGCTTCAAGTCCTGCAATCTCAGAGATCTTACCCACTGGGATTCCCGCGTACCTGCCCTTGCAAGTAATAGAATCCAACCATCGGGAACCAGTCGGAATCCACTCCTTGACTTCCGTTGGGTTCTCTTCTCCAAGATTGTAGGCAACCACACCTCCTGACGATTTGTTAAGAGATGCGATTATATCCTTGGTGGATAAACCACCAGGTTTAATTTTTGTTACCTTCCCCATCAACTAAACTCCACTAACCAGAAATCTCATTGAACGCAGCATCGAAACTTTGCTCAATAGAGTCCTTAACTGTAGAAGTGTTATTGCCTCCTCGGGTAACCTCGCCAGATGTTTCGCCAGTGCTCAAGTGGGACTCAAGGATTGCGGCGACTTCAGCAGTTGTTTTTCTCTCAAAAACATTGTCAAGGTTTGGAACCTTTTCCAACAACTCTGCGCATGCTTCATCGCCTCCGACAGCATCATCGCAAAGTACAGACTTTCGAGGACGTGGGCGAATGTCCGTGGTTGGGTAAGACGCTCCAGGTTGCTTTCCATACATCAATTTTAAGTCATTACCATCTTCTGGATCTGTAATGTCTCCATAATCAGGGTCAAGAACAATACCAAGTAACTTCTGGTATGCCAACTTGCCATACCCCCACACCTTTACACCTTCTGATTCTTCGCCTCTGACCAAGACAGGTGAAAAGAATCGCTGCTTTGCAAACATGGTCTTTGCCATAGACTTGCTATCTTCGGTACCCTCGTTCCACAACTCGTTACCCAGATTACATACTGGACAATCATCTCCAAAGTTGCGCTTTGGGCACAAAAACGATTGTTCACCGATGCCATAGTGGAAAAACTTTTCCTTAAATGGGTCACCATCTGGAGTGGGAATAATACGAATATTATTTTCTCCTTCTTGAGGACGCCAGAAGTTATTCTTTTTGTCCCCCTTTCCTGTTAATGAAGACATCTTTTGCTTCATTAGTTCAATATTAAGTGCCATATTTACTACCTCCTTATGGTATGTTATTTTTTTGCACCTTCGGCTAAAGCAGGTCGGCAAATCTCCCGACCAACTTTCTACAATATACTAAATGTTTTTTTGTTTGTCAACTAAAATTCTTGGACTTTCGAAGAAAAATATTTTATATAACAAAAGTCCCAATCGTACTGCGTTTCGTAAACGCCATAACTGTATTTGCACAGTTCTTCATTTTTATCTTTGATTAATTTTATAATGTTTCTTTGTAAGTTCTTATCATTATTCAGAGTATCCTTAGATATACCATAGTACAGTTTTGTTTCCATTGTATCTTCAAAAGGAAAAAACCTTGTCTCAGATCCGCTTTCCATATTTAAAATACCAAGCGTGCACACTCTCCTTGCTTCATTAGTCTCAGAGAAATTGGAAACAACTGCATCCTGATGATCAAAGACCATCATCATGTGAAATACAGACGCAATCATTCTGTTCATCGTAGGATAATATTCTTTAATACTCGCATCTTCTACAAGAGTATCCATTTTCTCATTGCTTGTCAAGTACATTCTTTCAAAAAGTCCAGACCTTGTGTATTCTTGCAATACAGAAAATATTACCCTCTCTTGAGCGGACTCTGTTGCATCCATCAGTTCCGACTCCGGTCTTATACAAAGTATCGTAATATTTTTTTTCTTGATTTGGTGCAGTAATCGCAACGCGATGCTAGAAACCATGCTTGCACCACTCAATACAAAAATAACATTTTCTTTTATTTTGTCTAACTTAGTTTTCGTTAAATTTTTAAACGATTGCTCATAATCTTCAGGTTTACTTTGCTTTGGAATCAGCACCTGATCTTTCCACCCAGTCTTTTGATCATCTATGCACAGAACGTTGTATTGGGAGTACTCAGAGAAGCACTTTGCCACTCTACACCCCACTCCACCTAAACCAATAACAGTATACATTATATTCTTTTCATTTCCCCGAAGTTTTTACCCATAGACATGTTGACTCTATATTGGCCAAAACTTGTATCAGCAAATATTTTTCTTGCTTCGAGAAACTTTTCCTTATCTTCTTTTGCACAATCTAGTATAACAGAATCGTGCATTAAATAACAGATTTTTGTTTTACATTCTTTAAAAAGTTCTCGCAACCTATACGCCTGTGTTATGCATATATCACTGCTTGTGCTTTGTATGATGTAGTTTAGTGCTCTGCGGTCGTCTGTCATAATTTGACGCAAGAAAGGCGTTTTTACGGCATTTTTATCATAAAACCTATCCTTTATACCATTTCTATCATAAAGTCGCTCTAAGAGCGAATCTGACGCTTCAGGGTTGTACAACCACGCGAACGTTCGCTTCTTCATATCTTCTCTGTCCACACCTGCCTTTGCAGATGTCCATTCGTGGATGTCCTCTTCGGGTTGCTCTTGTCCCGATAGCGATAGCAGGGTCCGCAACTCAGCCGCATTGAAGTCTAATTCCAAGAAAAAGTCATTTGTAGGTTGAAGTAGGTGCCTGTCTTCCCTCTTCAGTGTTAGTATCGGTATGCCTGCCTTTGCATTTGATAGTCTTCCTGTTTTTGTACCGAACACGCTATAGTTCGTTCGTCTTAGTTTGCCATCGAATATATTGTAGTTCGCATTCATCTCCTCGGTGAGTATGTGTGCTTTCCTTAATACATCGTAGTGCCAGGGTTTTGATTTACTTTCGAATATATGCCTGATGATCGCTTGCTTGTCTGACAAAAAATCCCGCAAAAAATTATCGGGAATGAAATCGTAAATACAGTTGTTTTCGATATCACACTGAGTGGTTTTTGCAGATTTTATTAGCGCGGCAACTCTACCTGAACTTGACTGCCACGCTTCTTGCACAAAACCCGGACAAGAAGCAAATATATCTCCTTGTTCTGTATACAGAATAGCATAGTCTATATCATCTCTATTTGAAAGATGTGCGGAATGTCTCCATGTCTTGGAGAATTCTTTTTGTCCTGAATAATCAACAAAGTTTCCCGAAGCAAACACCTTCAGGCACTTCTTGTTGTTATCAATAATCTGAAAGTACACTACCTAATCCTGTCTGGTCTTGTTTCTAATATCTTCATCTCGATAAAAGTATAGGCGATATCGAAACTATATTTTTCAAGCATATAATAACATTCTTCAAAAAGTATGTCAAGTTTTAGTTTCTCTATTTTAACACGCCTCTCTATCAACAAAGTTTCGATATACGCTCTAAGCATATGCCTTGAAGACATAGAATCAAATAATGTTTTAGTTTCAGGCAGATTTCTTGAGGATGTAACTTTTCTTAGTTTTCCACTCTTACACACTTTATTGATTTCAATCAAAGGATTCTTTTCTTGTAATGCTTCCAATCCATTAAACATTAGTCCCTTAAGGAGATCGATGTCGTGGTTCTTGCATTCATAAAAATATTCTTTCATTATCTCTTTCTTGGTCAATGCGTTATATTCTATAGCATAGTTCTGCATCGCTTGAGAATCTAAATTTGCAATGATGCACCACGGTGCCTGCTTTGGAACCGTAAATCCATACTCTTTAGCTAAGTCAACAAAGAACGTTAAGGAGTCGTCATTGAGCGCTTCCCTCCTCTTCTCATCACTGTTGTGACCATGTGATCCCAATTCAATCATGAGACCAGTAGAGTAAAGAGAGCAGTAATGAGAATTGACAAAAGTCGAATACAATATTGGGTATCTGTGTCCATACTCTCTAACAAACTTATCAAAGCATCCCGCGTAATCTTCAAATGTTTTTATTCTATTGGCATCTGGAACTAGTACATTTTCTAACAGAAGCGCTTCTAGTCTCTTTTGGTGCTCCAAGTAAGCAGCAATTGGTCTAACATACGCCTTCTCTACCTTTAGAGTCTTCATGTCCATAAAAGGTTTCAACCCATTCACCACTTTTTTGCGGTAATGAGTTTGAAAATCTGCGAAAGCATCTGCTACAAAATTTATACAAACTTCTGTATCGCTAAGTTGAGACATGTTTCCCCTGTCCCATACAGCAATAGTTCTATTTTTGTTATTTCGTCGAAGATAAAAGAACTGTTTTTGATCCCAGTTGTCAATAAGATTGAGATTGTCTATAATACTTGACTCCCTGTTGTAGGAAGACTTATTTGTTATGCTGCTAATAATTTTCCCCATAACAATCTCCTATCTCGTTGGTGATTCGCCAACAGTTACATTGTATGCATCTATCGTTGTAGTGAATCCGCCTTCACCGAAAGAATGCTCTACGCCTATTGTCCAATAACTACCCAACAATCCAAGTTTTTTTAGCACGGAATCTTTGGACTCTGCACTGAGTCCCATTGTGTTTGGCCAAAGATTAAATACATATCCGGGTATGAACATCATGTTCCCAACTATATCCATCTTTACGTTATAGACTTGCGGTAGAATCTCTAAATTTCCATCCCTGTATGCTTTGGCAATAAGATCGTTGCGCTTTTCAGCAATGATTGCAATATTGGACTCTGTATAATTAATCTTTTTTATAACGCTGTTTGGAGAAGATACAACATAGTTGTCTAACAGTAACTCAGATGGATCTGCAGCAGGACCAGCAGTAACAAAGTAAAGATTTACTGATTCTGGAGGGTTCTCTACAGTTGCAAGTGATCTTATATCTTGCCTAAATCCCTTCTTTATTGTTGAAGAATTTATCTTGGATGCTGTTGCTTCTGGGATTGTAAACTGGGCTGTTCTGACAATGTTTGAAGACCGTTTAAGTCCCGCATCAAAAACAAAATCACCTTGTATGTAATATTTTTCAACCACCTCTTCCATAAGAACTCTCATAAATGCCAGAAATGTAACTCTTTCAGTTACCCTTCCTGTAAAAAGTTTTCTGATTACTTCCTTTATAGATTGTTCCGCTATGGGAATATCAAATATTGAATAGACTTTTTTATTTGCTATGTCACCTGGGATGCTTACCTTGAGTGTTCCAAGAACGACCTTTATATCTCTACCAGAAATTTGATGTTTAACCTTTGATAAAAAAGTCTGTATAAAGTATCCGACAGTTGTAAACGGTATGTATTTGGTTTCTGCTATTTCGTCATCTTTTGGATCGATGACCGTTTCTTTCAAAAACTGTTCTCTCGTTAAGTATGTTGGTTGTTGTAGTGCCGGTGACATTGCTTCTCGAATTGCGTTAGGGGGTCTTTTTCCTGTAATGTTTTTGCCAGCACCGAGGAACTCTGCAAACTCGTCTATCTTGCCAGCGATTTTTAGACCACTTATCCTGATCGCTTCGGCGTTTGTATAAAATTCTCTTGCATTGAATTCAGAATCTGTTGCTATTTCTGCAACAAGTGTGCTGATATTTGAATTAGATATATTCGGAACGTACCTCTTAAGTGCTTTTTTAAGAAAAAGTAAGTTTAACTTTGGTCGTTTTATCTTTAGGTATTTGTACCTAAGATCTTCAAACATTTTAGCAAACTCTGATGGTGCCAGCGATGCTTGTCTTCTTTTAAAAATTTCTATTTGCTCAGAAACCTTGTCAGGTCCTCGGACTAGAAGAGCATTTCTTACCATTGTTTTTGTCTCTGGTTTTGCTGCTGAGTAGTTCGCTTCTATAAATTTACTTACAAACTTACTGACTTTTGGAGTTAGCGGTTTGTCTGGAGATTTATCTCCCGACTTTCCAAACACTCTTTTTGCAAAAGACTCATTCGTTATGTAGTTGGCAGTGGTCAGGATTTCGTCAATCATTGAAACATAATTTACATTCAATATAAAGCTGCCGTCTTGGTTAAAAGAAAAGGAATGTCCAGTATACATCATAACAAACGACTGAAACTGCGCCGTGAGTGCCTGCATCTGAATTTCTGTAAAATTAAGTGATTTTTCTGCTTCCTTGGAGGGCAGGGCCCACCCTACATGCAACAAGACTTCGACCTCAGAAGGTGCAGAGTTATCTGTGCCCTCGGTTGCTATAGGTGGCAAGATGAGATTTTGATAGATTGGATGCTTTTCAAATGCCGCCAAAGTATTACCATAAAAAGTCGCAGTAGCATTAATGTCATTTCTTGCGGTAGCGTAATGCTGACCAGCAAATTCTAGGTTTATATTTTTTAATCCGATGAGCGCAGTGCTCTTCTCAACACTCTCAAAGATTTTCATTTTCGGTTGTATGTTTTGTAAGGGAATCGAATGTAGCGTCGTACCTGATCCTGATCTCTTTCTTATCACCATTTTTATTTCCGGAGTCAAAAAAGAAAGTTGCGCATTGTTAAAAGTATTAAAGACATTCCTGTGTGCCAAAGAATCGCCGGATCTTGTGAGTAAAGTACACAACTCATATGGGTCAACACGCCTAAGAGGTACCGTCACTCCAGAGTGAGGTGCAGAAGGTATTTTTCCCTCTTCAGACTGCTTTACCAAGTCCCCCAAAAACTGAGTTAAGATGTATTGGTCTGTCATTGTCGACTGGATTTTTAGATAGTCGCCTCGGGCGAGTTCGAATGCTTGTTTGTTTAGGTTTGAGAGACCTTTATTTCCTGACATGTTAACTAAACCTCTCGTCGCCCTCTATGATAGCGTTATATATGACTTCCCACTGATCAGGGATAAAAATCATCTCTCCTATTTTAACATGAGATTCTGTTGGTTTTCTGTTAAAGTATGCAATCACCCACCACAATGATGGATCTCCATAATGTTCAGACGCCAACTTCCAATACCTAGTTTGAATACCCCAGTAGACCATCTCTACGTCAATGCTTGCAATAAGTTCATCACTCAAAACTGCAAACTTTGGCGCTCGAAAGTGGGTAATCTTTTTTTCACCACGATCTTTTATCATCCTTTTGTAAAGTGGATGCTTATTTTCTCTTGTAGATCGTAATCCGTATCTAGAACTCAAACTTTTGGTCTCCCCTTAAATGCGTTAGCAACAAGTGCTTTTGCTACCTTGCCACCTGTTCTTGTTGTTGCACCAACCTGGTTTCCCGCTGCATGCTGGCCGCCTGAAATAGTCTCTGTACCATAAGGAAAAAGTCCTGTTTCATTTAACCACGACTTTCCTTGCCACCCCAGCGGGTGTTCGTGCACTACAGTGAGAGTAAAAGAAAAATCTATAACCTTCGGAAGTAATGTGTGACTTTTGTTTCGAAACTTAGTAACTGAGTGTGCTCCATTATAATCATTCTGGTCCGAAACTGACATGTTCGGACTCATGTGATGAAACCCCGACTCTAGATTGGGCGTGAAAGTAACATTGTTAATCCATCCAGATAGTCCGCCTTCTGCTGCCGAGATTGCATTGTTTCTTTTTTCTGCATTTTTAATAAGATTCGCAAATTTAACTTTTACCATTGGAGATCCGACCATTGTCAGAGTGCCTTTGGTATCTTTTTTGTATGATGGATACAAGTTCGCGATAAGGTGCTCTAGTTGGTGCATGTTTTCCCTGGCCTCAACAACACTGTAAGAAGGAATGCTCAATGCGACTGAAATAGTTCTCGTTGTTCCTTGGTATATACCAATAGGGTCGCTTCTTCCGTAAATGGTTTCTGAATTCCAACTGCTCGCATAAGAATCAGAGAAGTCTGTAATCCAAGATGGAAAAACTGCCATCTTGCCTGAAGAGATGTGCAGCACCTCTATTAAGTACCCCGCTTCTTCGAACCCTGCCAACACTGGATCGATACTTGGAATACCATCTTGCCCTTTTGCATCACGACCAAAGTTTTGATAAAAACCCATACTATACCCTCCTTGCGTTCAAAGTAGCAAAAGCGCCATCTACTGCTTGCGCTAACTTCCTATCATTAATATCTAGGTTTACGTCTTGTTTTTCTTCTATCAGTTTATCTACAGCATGCAAGACCTGATCCAGAGCATTGGCGATCGCTCCGCCGTCTTTTGCTGCGTAGAACTTATCTTGTTTATTAAAAACAGGTTGAATGTATCCTTGTGCTGATGACGCGGGTCCAACTATTGCATCGTTGTTTTTCTGCACAAGATAACCTGTTCCCAATTCACCGGGTACAAACGTGCCCATTGTTTGATCTGCACTAATAACATTATATCCCTCTTTTGTGTAGTCGACCCCACCAAATGTTTTAAGATATTGCTCGAATTGCCTATCTGTCATCTCCTGCGGTGTCATTAACTGATCTCTGCCCTTTTCATCTTGAATCACCGCAGATGTTGTTGTTAAGAACTCCAACAACTCATCTTTAACATCATCTCCCTGACCTGCTTTGATCTTCTTTCTTGCATCTGTGATTTGTTTCTTGGAGTAGTAAACCTCATGGGTTGTTCCAAAAAAACTTGAATCGCCCAGGTGATCAGTAAACATCTCATCATTTATTCTTATGAGACCACCTTCTTCCTTGATCTTCTTTTGGTTTTCCATTGTTCTTTGCATTTCATCCGGAGCAAGCGTTTGGGCCACACCTGTTAAAATTTCTGCCACATATGCAAGACCCTTGTCTGCGCCGGTTGCTTTGATGAGTCCATCGATTATTCGCTGCATTTGGGCAGTCAACTGATCCATTACCGTTTGGTTTTTGGATTGTAGTTCTATATTTTCTGCCATCGTTGATTGTGCCTCGTCCATCTTTTCTCTTTTTGTTTTAAAGTTCGCGCCTTCGCCTTTAAGCATCCTCATCAATTCGTCAGGTGCCATTTGCAGATCTTTGGCCAATCCGCGCTTGTCTCTTTCAGATAAAATATCTTTTCCACCACTTGCTCTTTTATATGCTTCGGCAATCAATTCAAATTTTTCTGAACCTTCTGCTGCCAGTAATGCCTGTGCGCTCAAGAATGGTCCGCCAACAGCAACATTAAATGCCTGCGCAGCCTTTGCTGCGCCTTCGAAAGTGTCCATACCTTCAGAAAGTCCAAAAAGTTTTGCTGTGTCCATCTCAAGAAGTGTTGCCTGGAGTGCCATATCTTTGAATATTTTTACACTTCTGCTGCCGAACCTTGCAAAGATAGGTGCGTTTTTTGCGAAATCGCTTACTAGTTCTCTCGGCGGGCGGCCTAGTTCACGAGATATTGCAACTGTGTTATTTAAAAATTCATTTGCCTGTTCTGGGGTTTGTCCCAATGTTTGCGTTAGAATACCAAAAGTATCAACCGTATCATTGCTTGACACCCCAACACCATCTAAAATAGTTATTGTTTTTGCGGTTGTTTCTAATTGAGTTTGACTTAAGTCTCCTATCTGCCTGAAACCTTCCTGCAGTGACCCTACAGCACTTGCAACTTTTTTCTCTAAATCAATCGTCATACCTTTAAGATCAGTAGCCATTGTGGATAAACGAATCTTGTCGCGATCAATTGCAGTTTTTTTGAAGAGATCGGCTGATGCTTTATCGTATGCCATCGCTCTTTCTAAAACCTTTTGTGCAATAGCGATGAGTATGCTCATTGGATTTAACATTTTTTTTATGCCGCCAGCAAAACCCTTGCCAAGTCCCTTCATGCCATCCTTAGATCCAAGCGCGGACCATTCGGTGCTTAATCCAAAAGTTGCCTGGAGTAGTTGTTCGGCGGCCGCTTCGCCCTTTGCTGCGCCTTCAAGAAAATTCTTCTTTTCTTTGGCAAGTTTTGAAACTTCTTTAAATCTTTCTTTTGCGGACTGAAGTCTTTCAGATTGGAGGTTGCCGGATTCAATTTCATTGTCAATAATCTCTCTTAAAACATCCATCTCCTCTTCAAGTGTACGAAGCGACTCCTCATCTATATCAATCACCCCCTCAAGAGAAGACCTGTTTTCTTCTAAAAGTCTATTTATATTGGCGTAGTAAGTCCTTACTTGTGCAGGATCGGCGGTGGCGTCAAATGAATCTGCTGCGGCGGACACAGACATCTGTGTTATAGACTCTAAGATTTCTGTAGAGACACCTTTTTCTCGCAACGTTTCTAGTATTTGATTGAGTGATAGTGCCATGTTACGTTACAACCTCTCCTATACTCCTACCGGAAACATTAATAGAAGTTTTTATCTGTTTACTTCCATATTCCTGTAGTTTGTCTCTTAACTTAAGTAGTCTGCCTATCAAAACATCGTCTTTATCGGACGTTTCCATCTTGGCATCAACGACTGGTACTCCGGCCGGAAGAAGATCCATCATAGAAGCATTGGTGGTACTCATTGCCACCGGAGAGTCATTAAAAGCACCCATCTTTGATGCGGCCATACTCTGTGCTATTCCCGTTCTTCTCGATTCAACGTATCTTTGTTGCTCTTCTTGCTTGGCATACTCCGCCTGATCATGTAAATCTAAAACATGAGCAGCGGCGATTTCCATGGGGTCTGCTGCTCCGGCGCTAACCATGGTTGGTCCCACAGCAGAGACATCCTGTAGCGAGTTAAGGAATCTTGAAACACCATCCTCATCTTCAAGCATTTGTCCTGCCAACATATCGTGTGAAAAGTTTTCTTGTCGTTTTTCTTCTTCTTTTTCCTTCTGTTTTTCCTCTTTTGCGGTTATTCCCGTAACATCTTTAAATAACTGTAACGCTGATCCATCTAATATTGATAACAACATTCCAGCAGGACTAAATCTTAAAATAATCTTAAAAAGTTCTATGGCGAAGTTTGCGATTTTCATTATGTGTGGTATTAAATCTTTTAAAACTGCCCTAAACATCGTTGCCAGGGACCTCTCCAGTGCATCGCCCACACTCAAAGATTTTTTAATATCATCATTAAGTTTTTTCATTAAATTTGGTGTTCCGGATACTGTTTTGCTTATTTCCCCATCAAAGTCTTCGAAATTAGCATTAACAATATTATTAAATTGCTGGGCATCCATGTTGAAATTGCTGTAAAGAGATCTAACTATATCTGGATGTATGTCTCCTATCTTCCTCTGCGCTGACTGATACGCCTCTGCGATCAATCTGACTTTTTCGTGTGGTGTTGCGCTTAATAGCGCTGCTGGATTGAGGAAGTTACCTCCAAGAAGTGCATTGAACTTTTGTGCCTGCCTATAAGCATTCTCTGACTGGTCAAAAGACTCCGTTAGTGTCACTAGGTCTGCCATTTTCATATTTGTCCTTTTTGCTGCATGTTGCATTCCAATAACAACATCAGAAAACTGTCGGCCATACCTTGAGTAGACAGGTATTGATTCCGCCACCTCTCGAAAAACCTGCTCAGGAGACATTTCTGTGCTTTTTGCCAAATCATAGAATTTGCCCAAAGTTCTATTCTGCTCCAAGATATGCTGACCAAGGTTTGCTCTCATGAATTTGCCCAAGTCAGCATATGCACTTACAGATACTCCCATTGCACTTAGTTTGCCAGCGGTTCGTGCGGCATTTCTAACTTCTTCACGGGATTGAGTGTCAAAAGTTTTTTGTGTATTTCTTAGTTCACCAATCATCTCGGCCGCTGCGGAATCTGATGTTGTAAACGCAAGCGATAAGTCAGTGCCTACAGAAAGAACATCTTTTTTAAACCTGTCTGTCCCCTGGTTTTTAAAAAGGTTAGCAGCAGCGCCATCGACAGATGAGAATATCTCAAGTGCTCTCGTCACTAACGTCGCCATAATGTTTGCAGCATTTACAGACTTTTTGAGTCCCTTACCAAACCCTTTTATGCCGCCCATAACGTTAACGGTATTTTTGCTAATACCCAAGGTAGATTGTAATATAGATTCAGCAATAGCTGCACCTTTTTTTAAACCTTCGTCGTACTCTTGTGCTTTTTTATTTGTCTTTCTTAATAACTCAAATTCTTCTCTCAGATCTGCCAGTTCTTGCTCAGAATATTCTTCTGATGTTAGTAGAATCTTGATTTTTTGCCTTATCATTTCTTCGGCGCGTCTATTAGCGTTAACGATTGCTCGTCGGGCTTCATCTTCTTCAAGATAAACAGATTTTCTTTTTTCTATTAGATCCTTTCTTCTCTCCATATCATCCAAGATTTCAGACAAACTGATGTTCGCAATCCTAGATCTTTCACTGGTATTAAAAAGTTGTGTTATTAATCTTTCCGCTTTTTTATAATTTTGAGACTCTACATCTATGTTGCTGCCTTGCCCAGAAAGAGTTATGAGAAGGTCTGCGAGTTGTTGAAATTTTTGTACGTTCCACGCCATCTAGGGTCCCCCTACTTAAAAGGCCACACTAAACCCGTATCTCGTTCAAAAGATTTAACTGATTTTTTCAGTTTGTATTTATCACGCAATGTTTTTGGATTGTCTAACCCATACTGTGACATCGAGGAGAGATATCTTTTCTCTCCTGCAAGTGTTCGAACAAAGGAGTCTATTTGTGATTGGGAACCTCTGACTTTTACAGGGAAAAACTCTCCAGTAAATAGTGCATTTAAGACTAACCTCAATCTTGCGCCCATTGCTATAAGGAAACTTTCGTCTATTTTATTAAAGTCGATTATGATTGGTTGTTCATCTTTCATTTCTGATTCTCCACTAATAAGTAGTTAGCGTTGCTTGTTCTTGGCGTGCATCTTTTCCATTTCTTTGTTTTTGTCTTCGAAGTGTTTGCTCAATCTTTGCACAAACCATGACCTAATCTTGATAGGAAGGTCATACACGTCATAATAGTTCCAGTTGCCATGATGAATAAGATAAAATATCTGCTCATGAACATATTTCATGTGATCGTCACCCAGGCCAAAAAAACGTGGCACCCAGAGGGACCTCCATTTCGGTCTCTGCGCCGCAATACACACACTCATAGTTCTCTATCATCTCAACTTTAGGAACAAGTTTGCTGTAGTTCTTTCTTAAAAACAAAGAGTCACGAGCAGGTAGATCTAATACCATTACTGCGATCTCGTCTTTGTTCGTAACACCATCTATCGAAACGATAAACGATTTAAGCAGATCTGTTGCGTTTGATTCTGCCAACCTATTCTTTGCTTTTGCTTCTGTTATCTTTCTTACTCTTTTTTCATCATTTGAAGTCAATAACTTAACAACAACCTTTCTCTTTGATACTGGTAGTATCGTAGAGAAAGTGCCTTGAGGAGTTAACTCAAAATTTTCATCTTCTTGTGAATTGATGAAGTATTTGCTGTAATCCGAAAGGTCAAACTGATGATCAGATTTCGAATCACAGTTCGGACAAGTTACATTCACTTGATAATCTGGTCCATATCCTGTGATACGAGCAGCAATCATGATCGCAGTCTTGTCACCAATCAATAAATCATCAGCATCAATGGACTGATCCACTATAACGCTTTGAATCAACTTGTCGATAGCAACACCCTTTTTCAACAACGTTTGCGAAGTTAAAATATCTTCGTCTCTCGCCGTCATGAAGCGAATCTCCACAACCTCCTGGTTGTGAAGGGGATGTCCTTGTGGATAAAATCGTCCGCCTGACGGTAGGTCAACAAACTCTGTGTTTGCTGTGCGGCGGACTGTTTCTTGTGTTTGTTGCGCCTGGGGCGCTTGTGGTTCATCTACCGACTGAACCCTTGAAGAATTTCTGCTCATATAACCTCTCTTTAACTAAATTATAAACTAAAATAAATATTTTTTTTATTAAACACCGGGCGCTCTGTTGCTTCTATTTGTCACCTGAGTGCTTGAAAATCCTGCTGCTCTCTGTAGATCTCTACTTGGGGTAACCTTTGTTTCAAGGTCTGCCCAGTCATATCTAATAGAAAGTTCAACGTTTACCAACTCATCTGACTCATAATCCAAGTCACCAAAGTTGACAGATTTAATCCAAGGATTGTACAAAGACCATGTCTCAATTGGAGCACCGTCTTCATCAATCATGTGAATGTACATACGTCCACCCACTGCATCAACCGCTCTCTTCTTAGAGAAGGTGACTACGTTACTTGCTTTACCACGACCCTGCGGATCATTCAAAAAGTTGTGTGGTGCAACATACCCAGAGTTTTCGATCAACTGAAGCATCGTGTGTGATGCATCCGGATCTACTGGGTCGACCAAAGTGATGCTCACCTCGTCCCACTCCAATCTTCCTGGGTAGTAAAACTTGTAGTTAATAAAACTGTGTTCTGACTCTGTTACCGAAAAGTTTGGTTTCCCTGTTGTCTTTACAATCCACTGTGGGATACCATTGAACGATAACAAAAATCTATATTTTCTTTTTGGCTCGATTGCTGCATCTGACCAAAACTTTTGAGTTGTCATATAAAAAATCCTCCTAACACTATTAAGTAGTGTCTAACTTGTTTTAATCTTCGAATGATGCTCCAGTATTTGTGATTACAAAATCGATTGCGATGAATTCGATTGCTCTTGCTGGTTTCAAGAAGATCTTAGCATACATAATATTTCTGTCAATCAAATCTGGCGTCGTTGTAGTATCATCAAGGATAACTCTAAAGTCTGACAAACCAAATCTAGACTTGACTGAGTCCAAGAACGGTTCGACCTGTCCACGGAATCGGTCCCATGTTGCCTGAACGTTCTGGTCGAAAAGAAGTCTAGCAGCAATTCTAGAAATCTCTTTCTTTACAAAAATCATTAAGCGACGAACATTGATTCTGTCAAGTGCCGATGGCGTAACCTGAAGAGTCTTCTGTCCAAACACTACGATACCTTCTGCTGGGAACTGAGCGATTGGGTTAATGTTTGCCTCGTAGAGTGTATCTCTTTCTTTTGAAGAGAGTCTCTGCGAAACTGCAAGAACTGGTACGCCAGCAGCGCCATCCGACAATCCACCTCTGGTGAATCCCGCTGGAGCAAACCACAACTCAGATTCTCTTTCGGTGCTACCAAAAGTTCCAAGTGCTGCAACTGAAGGCGGCACCCAAACCTGCGAATCGCTGATCTGGTCTACAATCTTAACCCAAGGATAAAAACAGCAAGCATAACTTGAGTCTAACCCTCTGTTTTCTAGAGAGGTAACCGCAGTTGTTACCTTTGAGTTTTGAATTCTTGTCTTAAAATCATCTTTATTTTCTGTGCTTGGGATATATCCACCATTCTCGATGTCAATAATCGCAAGTGCATCTGCCCGCTCTTCACAAACTCTTATTGCCTGGTTGGTAACTCGCGTGTTTGTAATGCCTGGCAATACAAGCGCGTTCATCTCAATCTCTTCTGGATCCGAAACTGAGTCGACTGCTCTCTTGAGAGAAGCAATCTGGTAACTAGTTGTTTCGTCGCCACTCATACCTGCATTTCTGAACGGTTCTTTCTCCGTTACATCAAGACCGTCAAATCCACCGAATACTGGTATTGTAAACTTAGCAAAACCAGACTTAACAAGTTCTGAGTATCCGCCCTGTCCTGCAGTGTGTGAAACACCCGCCCTTCTTGATCCTGAAGCATATACTGCTGAACCTATAAGATTCGCTGAAAAGTCGCCCTGACTACGGTAACCCTTGGCACTTCTTATAGATCCTGTCTTATGTATTGCAATCAAGTCATCAAGGGTAAATCTAAAAGAAACCTCTGAAAGATCTGCTACTGGGTTAGACTCCGTGTCTGATACGTATGTATTGCCTAATCGACGGACGACGTCGACGTAGGATGGATCAAACCTAGCGTCAGTTGGTGTTCTATATGTGGAAACACCGAAGAATGAATCTTTTGCGTTGGAAAGTCCTTCTGCAGATGCAGTTAGTCTCAAAGGTAAAGTCGGATATAGTAGCGACGCCGTTGCAGCTATGGGTAATCCGAAAAGTCCATGCTTTCCAACTGTTGCTGCTGTACCCAATGGCAAGTAGGACTTTGCAGGGTTTTGAAAATCTGCAACCACATCTGTAAGATCTTGCATTGCTGCAGATGCATAACCATCATTTCCGCCGGTATGAGTCTTGGTACTAAATCCTGCTGTCTTGTACCTAATCGGTCCTTCAAAACCGAATGGCAAATACTGAGGATCTGTTACGCCTGCATCAACGTCTTGATCCACTTTTACTCTAAAAAACTTAGACTGATTTGGGTGATTGCCATAAATTCTATATCTCTTATCTGCTTCATCCCACTCTCTATACTGGTCACCAATCTTTGCGCCAATATAGTTCTTAGAATTTGGATTTAAACTACATTGTGAGAATCTTTCCAATACTACTGGTCGACCATCGTTGTCTTTTACATCTCTAATCAAGACTGAGAAAGTTCCATATGGATCCCTATCAGTTCCAACCTTTAAATCTGTAATGGAAACCTTTAGATTTGTTGAATGTGAACCACCGTCTGCAATACCGATAAATTTAAATAGTTTTTGCATGTTTTCAGGTTGAAAACCGTCATGACTTGTGTTAATGTCCTGAGATATTACCCAACCGGTGACTGAGTCTCTTGCTGGTTCTCTGCGGTCGTATTGTGGTACCGTCTGCTTTGATAGCGGCACAACAGCGGCGCAAAGTGAACCGTCTCCTCCGTCTGCACCCTTGTGAAGGGAGTTTTGTGATCCATTCTGTGTACCAAGACCATGGTGGTCTTTGATAAACCTGTCAAATGTCTCCCCTAACCAATATTTTTTCAATCCGGCCGCCTGTGTGACTTCACCGTTTGTTAGTGTTGGGTTGGTGTTAAATACCTTTCTGATATATTTGTCTGAATCTCTGTTGAAGTTGAATACCACTCTAGTTGGAGTTGTCGAACCCTTGTCAAAAATGTTAGCAACAAATTCCATCGTGTTTACGTCTGTTGATTTAATCAAAGCATGAGAACCAGTAACTTGACTTACTTTGTTATCCCCTGCTTCAGTTTTATCACAGTCGGCGCGTTCGGGACCGCCGAGGTGACCAAGAGCACCAGAGAGATTTATCGCACCTTGCTGAAAATACCAGATTGCTGCCAGGGTTCCTGTCAAACTGGTCAGTCCGGCCGGAGACGCTGTGTTGTGTGCGCCCGCTTTATACCAACCATTACGCTGATCGACACCACCAGTTGAAAAGAGGTACAAACCATATGCAGATGACTTTGTATTGTCTGCTGGATTTGATCCATCACCAACAGATCCACCGTCGAGGGTGAATCCTGCTTCGCCGCCTGATGCTGCTTGTGGGTCCTCAATACCCAAAAGACGAACAACATTGACTGGTCCGCTGTTTCTTAAAAATGCTTGCGCTGCATACGCTGCGTAAGTTGGAGCGGTGTAGTTACCGTCTCTCCAAACATCGCCTCCCTTCCCACCTGGGATTGGGTTACCGAAAACCTCTATAAATTGTGCCATAGATTCTACTGTTAGTGGAATCATACCTGGACCTTTCTCTAAACGACCTACAATCGTTGGCCCTACTGCGTTCGGTGCTTTTGGCAACTGAGAATTGTCAATCTCATTTAGGAATACACCTGGCGATACAAATTTAAACTTCTTTACAGACATACTGGAAATCTCCTTATTAACTAAAGTTAAGAATAATACTATTTTACTCTCTATTAAATAGTATTTTCAATCTCCAAAAGTTTAGAAAAGAAATAAGAAAAGGAAAGGGGGGCAGAGCGCCCCCCTTTTTAGGTGGGATTAACCAAATCTGTGTGAACCAGATAGGTATTGAACTACAAGAACATCGTCCGAATCCATTGCAAGATTTTCAGACAAGAATATCTCAGTTCCAGCGATTAAGGTTGAACCAGAGGTTGCGATTGTTACCTCACCACCTGAGACGTCTGGTATACCAGATGCCTTGTAGTCATGGTTCTGCCCTGCTTGCAACCTAGACTCAAGTGGCGCTGGGAAGTTCGATGCTGGGAATAATTCACCGCTAAAAGTAGAAGTAAATTTACCAGAGTTATTGGACCTGGTGAAACCAGTACCAATCTGAACATTACCCTCTGTAGTGCCCGCACCATAAGTTACAGTGATTGAAGCAGTTGCATTGATGCTTGCTGCAGGACTATATGATATAGTTGCCAGCGACGCACTGTGCTGCAATTCTCCAATCATCTTGTTCTTCAGGTTAGTCACAACATCTCTCCAGTCATTGATATTCGCTCTTGCTTCAACAGGAATATCAAAACGCTTTTTGCCAGGATTGAGGTCACTGAAGTCTAAGTTAATACTAGCACTTACTGGTAGAGGTGATGAACCGCCATCCGCCAAGTGGAAGATATAACTTTGACTACCGGTGCTCTCAACAATTACAAGTTGGGCCCGGCCATTTGTAATAGGTGCATACGTATTGTTCTGCGGATTGCTACCACCAGATGCTTTACCCGTAACAGTAGAGTTCGTTGAACCAGAAGTAAATCTAAGTACGTAAGATCCTGGTTGCAAACCACCACCACTGTTATAGTCAATACGATAATCACCATCCTTCTTGTAGGTTGCCTGATTAGCGTTACTCTTTGCGAGAAGTAGACCATTAAAGTAAACCATCTCAGAACCAGACAACACTCTTATCTCACTCAAAGAACAAGTCGTATAGAGAGATCCTGAACCTTGTGTTGGTTGTGCTCTGTTAACAAGTTTCCTTGTAGATCTTGAGAAGATTCTTCTCTTCCAACCCACGCTCAACTGACCATTGTTGAAGACAATACCGCCATGAATGCCGCTGTTGTTTTTGACAATGTCATTATTTAAACTTGCTTTCTTGATAACGTCATCACCCTGCAGGTCCTTAACAACAAGATTGTCAATACGATCATACTGTCCTAGTCCGTGAACTTGAATGTGAGAACCTGATAAGTTGTCTGAAGTCAACTTATGAAGTGTAGATAACGCAGAACCCGATATTGCACCAGCAACGTCAACATCTGCCGTTAATCTATCCGCGTCTAGCAAGTTTGCGGTCAAAGTCGAACCAGACAATGTCTGGTATACTGCATTTGAACCAGATACATCTGCGATCAAAACAACGTCGCCAGTGACTCTATGTGCATTCACCTCAGAACCAGTTATTGTATGATAAGTCATGGTAGAACCTGAGATATCTGCTACTTCTGCACGATTTACATCGACAAAGTGTGCATTTCCGGTAGATCCTGAAAGCAAATGTGCATTAAGACTTGAACCACTGAATATTGAGTCTTGAGCACCCATGCTCTTATTGATCGTGATCTCGTGGAAAACCCCAATAGATCCTGAAATAGACCCACTTACGCCAAATCTCTGCAGTGGTTCGTTTGCCGATCCACTTAAAGATGCACCCTGTACCGAACCAACCTTAAATAGAAGGTCAGCACCTGCACCAGAACCTGCATCGCCGAGAATAACGCTCGCAATACCCGCTGAACCACTTCCTGCTGTCCCGCCGATCTGAAGACCAGCACCTTCTTGCGATGCTCCTGCAGACTGACTTACTGCTGGAATAAGTTGTTTCACGTTTACTTCAAAATGCTCAACAGTATCTGTTGTAGAGTTGATAACTCTCGCATTCAAGTGATCTACGTTGAGTTGATTAAATTCACCAACTGCGCCGGAAACATCAGAAGCAACCATATTGTGGAGTTGTGCAAGTCCAGAAGAAGTTACATTAGTTGAGATAACTTTTCTAAAATCACCCTCATCTACATCCAACTTGTGAAAAAGCGAGGTTCCAGAACCAGTTACAACAAGAGAACTTACTCTGTCGATTGTACCCAAATCGGCATCAATCTTGTGAATCTGCGAAACACCAGACCCAGTTACAACAAGAGCACTTACTCTATCAATCGTACCCAAATCTGCGTCGATCTTGTGAAGGTTTGCAGTGCCGGACCCAGTTGCTGCATACGCTGCTGAATCTCTTACAGAAGAGAACTTAACTCCGCCGAACGTACCTTCTTCAACCGAAAGGTTATGAAGGGATGCAGTACCAGAACCAGATAACTCGGTTTCTTTCGTAGATTGTACAATCCTATTTGCTGTTACTTCGTCAGCATCAACTTTGTGAAGTTGTGCAGTACCAGACCCAGAGATAACACTAGCATAAACTTCGTTATACTTTGTTGAAGATGCACCAAGGTTTAACCAAACCTCATCACGATCCTGTGCTGTAGAACCAGATGCCACAACAATCATCTCGCCGCCTGACGTATCTGGTTCACCAGATTGCTTGTAGTCATGATTATCTTGCTGGAACTGCCCTTCAATAGGTGCTGGGTTATTCGATGGTGGCGTTTCATCAAACGGTGATGAGGGTGATAGTCCGCCGGCAGAAGTACCACGACCAAACCCAGAACCATTAGGTGAAATTCCTTGACCGCCTGTACCTACAGCGACTGCACCCTGCATTGTGCCTGCCTTGTAAGTCACCGTGATTGAAGCAGTGGCATTAATGTTTGCAGCAGTACTAAGTGCAACTGTTGCAACATCAGCGTTTGTGTCTAATTCTGTATTCATTGCAGTGTAAAGATTTGCAACAACATCGCGCCAGTCGGTGATACCACTAACTGCTTCAACCGATATGTCGTGCCTCCTCTTTCCAGGTGCGACGTCATTGTATTCAAGATTCAAACTCGCACTGATTGGAATCGGTGAAGGACTTGATGCCTGATTAAGGTAAAATAAGTACCACTCTTTACCAAGACTTGCGCCTGAACCTGTGCTTAACACAGAAACCATCTGTGCACTGTACTCCTTCAAAGGTCCATAAGTCTTTGGATTGCCACTTGATTGTGGTCCGATAGAACCTGAAGTGAACTGAATCCTAAAAGTTCCTGGTTGTGCAGCAACTTGTGGTTTTGGTGACGGGAAAAGACCATCAGCACGAAGTTCAACAGAACCGGATTGATTACCCTGCACTGTCCCACTTGAGTGAAGTGAAAGTCTGGTCTTTGCCGACAATGTAAGTCCTGTTTTTGAATCTGCAAAGATTTCACCTGTAGATCCTGAGATGTCAGTAAAAGCAAGTACAATCTTGCCGCCGTCTGAAGCAGTGAGATGCACGCCATCTGACCTGATCTTGGAAATACCATCGAAACCAGAACCATTGTTAAATTGAACAGTGCCTTCATCGCCTCTCGCGGCGTTGGATAAAGAAAGCGCTGTCTTCAACTGACTGAAACTAAAACTTTTAGCGCTTGAGTCTGTTGCATCACCTGCAATTAAAAAGTCATCGTCGAGAAAGTCAACGTGACCTCCAGCACCTTGAGTAACATCCAAGTGAGTTACCTGTACGGACCCTGACTGAATATCTGTTCTCGTAACTGCGCTCGTGCCTAACTTAACTGTTGTTATCGTACCATCTCCTATTAGTTTGGTACCTATTTTTGTTATTGCCATTTAGCAACCTCCTATTGATTTTGTTTTAGATAAACAAAAGAACAAAAACGAGGGGGGTTTCCCCCCCTCAAAACAAACTGTCTTATGAGATCGTACCAGAAAGATACTGAACAACAAGAATATCGTCAGAGTCCATACTGAGTGTCTCGTGCAACTCAATGGTCACAGGACCATTTGAAGGGTTATAATCGATAGTGTAGTCACCATCAACTGGTGGACGCTGCGTTGCTGGTGCAGGGATAAGAAGTACACCATTTAGGTATACCATCTCAGAACCAGACATAATAATTGTCGGGTTCGATGCTGCATCTGCTGCAAGTGACGCTGTGGTAAATAGTGAACCAGAACCTTGCGTAGGCGCTGCTGCTCTATTTGCAACTGTTGCGTCTCTTGAGAACACCTGTCGTCTATGTCCGATACTCAAAACACCATTTGCAAAACTAAGACCGCCGTGACCATTGTCTACATCATAAACAATGTCCCTGTTTAGGTTTGCTGCGTGGATAACATCATCACCAGTGAATGATGATACTAACACCTTATCCGCAGTTACTTTGTGTGCCTGGATTGTAGAACTTGACAAGTGATCTGTGGTCACCTTGTGTATTGTCGAGGTCTTAGAACCAGAAATCGTAACCACATCTAGATCATTGATTGCCGCTCTATCAGCATCAAGAAGATTCACAGTTACTGTAGATCCAGAAACTGTGTGGTATGTTGCCGAAGAACCAGACAAGTCTGAAATGCGACCCTTATCTGCATCTAGAGAGTGAACCGTAATGTTCGAACCAGACACCACATTGTAGGTTGCACTTGATCCAGAGACGCTTGCAAGTTGTGCCTCATCAGCATCCAACAAGTGCACAGTTAGGTTAGAACCCGAAACTGTGTGGAACGTTCCTGCTGAACCCGAGAAAGAATTTGCATTCAAACCTCTAGCAACATCGATTTCTTGAAAGATACCCACGGATGCTGAAAGTGTACCGGATACACCGAAAAGAACTGCATCATCTTTTCTGCCGCCAGTAGCAGACAGTGAAAGACCCTGGGTTGAACCAATCTTAAAGATAAGATCTGCACCTGCGCCACCTCCAGCATCGCCAACGATAACGCTTGCAATGCCAGCAGAACCTGAACCGGCAGTACCACCAATCTGAAGACCTGCGCCCTCGACTGGTGCTCCAGCAGATTGAGATACCGCTGCAATAATTTGCTTTGAAACAATCTCAAAGTGCTCAGAAGTTGTAATAGTTGACTTATATGTTCTTGCATTAAGTACATCAACAGTCAAATCTGTAAACTCACCGATTGTACCTGAAATATCGCTCGCCACAATGTTGTGGAACTGTGAAAGTCCAGAAGATGTGAGGTTTGTTGTAACAACTTTGCCAAACGTACCTTCGTCGACGTCTAGTTTGTGGAAAAGAGACGTTCCGGAACCAGTCACAACAAGTGCCTGAACCCTATCGATAGTACCAAGGTCAGAATCCAACTTGTGAATCTGAGATGTGCCAGAACCAGTTACAACAAGCGCCTGGACTCTGTCGATTGTACCTAGATCAGAATCTAACTTATGAATCTGCGCTGTTGCAGAAGCAGAAAGATTTGTGGTCTTAACAACGTTAAATGTAGCATCGTCTGCGTCTAACTTGTGAACAGTTGTCGTGCCAGAACCAGTGATTGTTGTTGCGATCAACTTTCTAGAATCAACCTCATCTGCATCCAACTTGTGTAAAGTTGAGGTGCCGGAACCGGAGAAAGCGGTTGCATATGCAGTACTAAATCTTCTACCTGCTGCGCCGAGAGAAAGACCCTCATCTGCTGCTGGTTGAAGTGTTGTAGCGTTGAGTTCTAATTCATCCGAACCGTTAATGTTGAATGATAGGGTAGTTTTTGCATTAAGAGTAACGCCTGTTTTGGAGTCTGCAAAAAGTTCACCTGTTGATCCTGAGATGTCCGTAAAAGCAAATACTACCTTACCGCCGTCAGATGCTGTCAAGTGAACACCGTCTGAACGAATCTTTGAAATCGCATCCATTGCATTTGTGCCGCCAGCGCCGTGGAACTGAATATGTCCTGGGTCACCAACTGCAGCATTTGATGCTGAGACTGCTGCCTTGAGGTGTGCGAATGTGACAGTTCTCATGCCACCACCGTTGCCCTTAGATGCAGATACGATTAATACGTCCGCATCCTCAAGATGTGCAATGTCGTTTCTTGCTTGAAATAGGTCCAAGTGACCTACCTGAACTGAACCAGACTGAATCTTATCTCTGGTTACGTTGGATGTTGCGAGTTTTGCTGTAGTAATCGCACTATCCGCTAATAGTTTTGTGCCAATTTTTGTTTTAGCCATTATGTTTGCTCCTTTAAATGTTTTATTTTTTTATTAACGAAAACCAAACAGTACTCAAAACAGACTGGTTTAAGAGAAGAGAACCTTCTTTAGATTTCTAACATTGTTATCAAACTTGCAGAACTCACTATTCAAAAACTCTAACGAAAGAGCTTGGCACTCACTTAACCTATCATCAAACTCAAAATGAAACTTTCCTGAATCTAGTCGCCTACATCTAATCAGGTTAATACCCTTTAACTGTAAGTAAGCGGCGATTCCTATATCAGATGTTGTAAAATTCATATTATATTATACCTCTCTCCCTATAAATAGTGCCTACTGTTTAACAAAAACAATATTTCCAGAACCATCACTGTTTATTTCCATAGAGTAAACAGAATCTGGGTCTAGTCCATATTTTTCTCTAAGAATACCCACGATATCTTCATTTTTCTGCCTAACATTCTCAATCTCTTCCAGCATAAGATTTTTCTTTACTTCATGATCTCTCATATAGATGCCATATTCTGCTGTAGATTCTTTCATCCTTTCCCTTAATCTCAAAAAGTGTTGTGTATCGTCTTCTGAAATCTCGACGTATGAATCATCAAACTCTTCCTCTTCCCATTCTTCGTCTTCTAATTCCTCCGGATCAACACCTGCTTTGAGTGTCTCCGCAGCAAGAAGCGCTTTGTTTGCAAGTTCTGGATTTTCTTCCTTTAGTTCATCCAGCATGTTTAGCAATTTATTTAAAACTGACATTTATCTTAACCTCCTGTAACAAAATGTGTAAACAATCACTTGTATAAATAGTCCCCTTTTTCATGTTCTTATATAAGTTATTCTTAGATTTTCACCTGTAGTTGGTGGATCGCTGAATTCTATTGTAGTATTGTTTGTAATCGTATAGTCGTTGCCCACTCCTGGAGTCATATAAAGACCGCTCCTAAAAACCATTTGAGTTCCCAATACAAACGATTGTGCAACTGTAAAGGTTGTCCTTGATCCGTTTGGAGATTCCTGAAATGATGTGTTTGCCAAATACCTTTCTATATCTAAAATACTTCCAGATGTAGATATTGTCACAGCGCCCGTTGATCCTGTCGCCAGGGTTATTCCACCTCCTGCAATAAGGTAGTCTGAACCATCTGATAGTGTGGTGAGCGACCCCGATAACTTATTTGCAGTGATATGTCCCGTTGTTATCTTATCTGCATCTATGGTATAAAAGTCACCGGCAGCGCCAGAAATAGCATTGTAGGTAGCGAAGGACCCGGATATATTGTCTACATCTGCTATTCCGCCGCCGCCGGTGGAACTTATCGTTATGGAACCGTTTGACCCCGTTGAGAGGGTTATATTGCTCCCAGCGATAAGATAATCTGAACCATCTGAAAGTTTCAGCAAAGAACCTGAAAAAGTTGTTGCTTTTACTTGACCCGCATCCATTCTGTCTGCATCAACCAAGTTAAATGTTGCCGTTGATCCGGTCATCCTGTGGTAGGTTGCCAGAGATCCCGATATAGTGTCGCCGCCACCGCCTGCTTCCGATATTGCAGTGTTTGCAAACTTACCTATATAAATAAAACCTCTAGCATATTTTGGAACAGCGGACGCTTTAAAGTCTTGGACAAAAACAACACCATTAAAATAATCAACTAAAAATTCTATTGGACTTGTTGTTGGAATTTGAAGTCCGCCATCATCAGGGTGATCAGTGAACAACTGTAATCCGTAGTTGTTTCCCGTTTGTGGACCAAACAAAGGATTGACAAGTTGTAGTGCGCCGTTGCTCTGGTGTACTATTTGATTGTTTACTAAAAACCCAGAACCTTTGCTCGGGTTTGTTGATTGTGCCTGATAACTACTAGTTAACTTAAGTTGATATCCGTGAGGACCTGGAGACTGTGCTTCATCTCCGCCACCAAACCCAACATCCCCGAAAGTTCCATCATTCGCATCGTATGTTGTACCAGATATTGATTCGACACAAAAATCTACATACTCAACCACAACGTTGCCGCCCAAAGATGCACTGAATCTTGTGTACAGACTCCCAGTATCGTTTGTTACCGTCTGTGGAATATCTTCTGCAAAAATAGTGCTTGTATTGATCTGGATGTTAGATGGAATGGTTTCATTGTAAATCTCTTTAAGATTTGACGTATGTGCCTTACCCGCAACCTTTTTAGAAGCAGCAAAAGTTAAACTCTGATTTGTAGATCCTGTACCTGGTAACGCCATAATCTAGTCCTTAACTATATGCAACCTGAATCCTGGTTAAATAACCTGACCAGTTTTCATCAGCAGTGATTCTAAGAACTATGTACTCAGAACCGCCGCCAGTTCCAAGCAAAGACTCCCCGTTAAAATTGCAAACTACGCCAGTCCCACCTGGTGCTATAGTGATAGATGGATTTCCAGGATCTGCACCGTCTAGTGCACCTGCTCCATCTGTACTTGGGTTATTGCTGGAATAGGCAGTGCCCACATCCAACCATGCTGTTTTTCCGGGTATCTTCGCATCTAAATAAAAATTTCCATTCGCCCCTAAAGACGTCGCTCTTTTAACTAGTGCACCACTACCATAAAGAGTTATAGTAATGCTGCTTCTGTCGTTACTAGTATTGTTCTGGAAGTGTCTTACGAACGTTCTTGTGCTTATCGTTAGGGTGCTGTAGTTGGGATTGCCTGCTGGTGCCTGCAAAGTCCCACCGTCGTCTATATTTCTTGTATCTCCTGCAACGCCAACCTTTTTTGGTGACATTAAATATCCATTAACAAACACCAAACCATCAGCATGTGATGGGTGATTTCCGTTGTCATTAACAGATAGGTTAGCGTTCCACGCATTGCCGCCTGCTGGAGGATCTGCTTGGTTATTATATGTGCCTGAGATAATTCTGTAATCTTCTCTATTAAAGTATTCATTCGTATTCGCATTTGTACTCCCTAGTGTTCCATTGTACACCATTAAGTTTGACTTTGTTACGGATGATACGTTAAGGGTTGCTTTGTGCGGGTGTATAATCCTAGAAGATACAGTTACATTGTGAGAGTTGTGAACATCGAACTCTTCCACTATTGAAGTTAGATTGTCAAACAATGCAGTTCCTGAAACTTCTATATCCTTAATGTGACAATTTCCTACATTATTGAGGTCTGCCAAACTAGTGGTCGCTGCAGCAACGGACTTTGTAGTAACACCGGACCCTGACACTCTGATGTTTGAGATAGAACAGTTAGTCGTAGTCGGGAATGATATTGCATTACCATTCTGATGGACATTTCTATACACGTTTGACGCTCTGTACTCAAAAGATGCAGTTGGTCTAGATGAAAAGTACCCAACTCCTGACTGTTTGAATACGTCGGTGTGATAGAAATTATTGAATACTACGTCAGCAGAGGATAAAGCATTCGAATCAGTATCCACAACCCACTCTACATAATTTGTATTTACATCACCTCCCGCTTTCCTGTGTATAACTCTTGCATAGTTCCAACCGAGTCTTTGATCTGCAGTGCCAATCTGATACGTGCCAGTTCTATATGGTTTAGTATAATCAGGGATGTTATCCACTGTTGTGCTCCAGTTCACAGAAGAGACACTGAACCCTGAACTATTTCCATTAAAGTTATTAGACTTTGCATTTATTGTGTCTGATATATCCGTAGTATGTACTTCATTTCCGTTAACCTCCAAAACAAGAGACCCATCAAGTGCATCATTGAAAGCATTGGTTGGATAATTGTTTCCACTTGACGCTACATCCTCATTTAGTTCTCCATCAATGACGGCGAAAGCACTAAATACGCCGCGTCTGTCGCCACTAACACTATAGTAACCATTGGTGTTAAAATCTGATAGACCAATGCCAGAACCAGTAACATCAGAGTAGTTTGGAATTGTGTGCGAAGTTCCAAAAGATAATCGAGCGTCGTTTAATCCTGTATCATTTGCGTCTATATCATCTAGTTCAGGGGCGCTGTTTGCAGTGTTGCTTGTTGCGCCGATGGTAAAATCCATCTGGGATATATATCCTGCCCAACTCTCATCTGCCTCAATCTTCACCATGACATATTCGTTGTTTGCAACAGATGCCAATCCGAATGTTAAGTGGTGTGTGTTGTTACCACTGTCTACATCATTTGTAGCGCCTGATATCAGGGCACCGTCATCGGTAGTGACTTCTCCATATACAAAGTTTTGAGAAGCATCCATCCAACCTGTGCTTCCTGGGATTTTTACATATAAGTGAGCGTTTGCTGCAGCAAGTGCATTTGCATCAAAGGTAGTGCTATTTTTAGTTGTCTCGATCTTCATGTCTCTCTTTGTAGCACCAGTCTTGTTTTGAACTGCTCTAAAAAATGTTCTTGTGCCAGTCACAGAAGAATAATCTGGTTGCCCTGCAGCAACATTTGAAATGCCGCTAAAATTACCACCATTAGGAACATCGCCATCGATTGGACTGTAAAGTCTTTGGTTGAAAAAGAGGAGTCCGTCTGCAAATGCAGTGTTTGGTGCGAGCATATGAGTTTGCGAGTTCCAAGTATTAGATCCATTGGTTACATCTGCCTGAGCGTCATAGGAAGACGATACTTTTCTAAACGTTTCGTCGTGAAACTTCTCACTCAAGTTACTACTTGCAAGAGTTCTATTGTCTATCAAAAATCCATTACCAGTTGTCGCAGATCCAGCGTTTGACAAAGTCGACTTTAAAGGATGAGTCGCTGTTACGTTAGCAGTTATAGCACCATTTAGTAGGGAATCGGTGTTCACGTCCAGTCCAGCAGTCACACTCAACGTCTTTGTGCTGTCTTCACCGCCAGCGTGATTAATAGATGGGACAGACTGTGCCGATGGTGTTGTTGAGTTGCTAACAGTGAAACTGATAGGAGTGCCAGATGCTTGATAAACGTTCTGATATAAGTTGGAGATATCAACTTTATAGTTTGCTGTTGCGTCCGTGTTATATTGTACGCCGGAAAGGTATTTTGAACCTATCAGCGTTATGTCTTCTATTCTTCCATTGTTTGCTGCCAAGTTGTTTTGAGATCCAGATGGGTCATTTATCCATTCAATAAAATTAGTTTGTTTGTTGGTTGATCCCACAGTGTGTATGACTCTGGCGTAGTTCCACCCTGGCACCATCGAGTTTACGTCTACCTTAAACCTTCCTGTTCTGTGTTTGAAAATAAACCATTCGGCATTATTTCCATCAAAACTTGATGCCGTTAGGGATGTGTTTGTAAAACCAGAAGTTTCAGCATTTAAATCAGAATCTGTTCCAGATCCAGGTGCGCCGATGCCGTTAAATCCCGATAAATCAATGGAGTGTATAATATTGCCGTTTACTTCCAACTTCAATGTGCCTACTTCTGCGTTTCCATACGCGCCAGAAGCATATGCCACATATCCGTTTGTTATACTAGCAGCGACGTTGTCGTTTAAAATTCCAGTAATGTCCTGTGTTCCATCGTAAATACCTAACCTTAAATTTCTATCACTATTACCAGGAGCATATGACCCATTTATGTCTATTGCTGAAAAACCTGCAGCAGTAGCGGAGGAAGAATAGTGAGGAACAGTCTGACTAGATCCAAAAGACAGTTTTGCGGTGGTACCATTAGATATATTGTGCAATATTGAACTTAAATCTGGCGCTGGACTGGGTGCAAGAATTTTCAACACTTCGTTAAACCTATCAATAGGTGTGCCAATTGGGGTTGAAGAAACAAAATCCGTAAATAGACCGTCAGTATATGTTCCATCCTCTGCTGCTCCAATGGTGCCATCGCCTCCGCCGCCACCGCCGCCAGCAGTTAAGATAACATTGTCGCTTGAATCAAGAGCGAGGAACTTCCCGGAAACAGGAGTACCCGATGAGAGTCCGGTTAGGGTAACTTCACCTGTGCCTGTGATGTCTCTTGCCTCTAACCTATCTGCGTCTAGAAGATTTGAGGTGACAATCGATGAACTTAAATTGTGTATAGTGCCTGTTGAACCAGAAAGGTCATTAACCTCTATTCTATCTGAGTCTAACAGATTTAAATCTAAAGTTGAACCTGACATGTTGTGATACGTTAAACTAGATCCTGATATAGTGGTAAAGTTCGCTGATTCTGCCGTTGCTGCAGCGAGTATAACATTATTGCTCGCATCTAACGCTAAGTACTTGCCTTCGACAGGAGTACCGGAAGACAATCCTGTAAAACTCAAATCTCCAGTAGCACCAATGCTGGTTACATCAAGGTCCCCTGCGAGTACCCTGTCTGTGTCCAACAGGTTTGATGTTATTGCGGAAGAACTTAGGTTATGTATCGTACCTGTGGACCCAGACAAAGAAGTAAAATCGAAATCATTGATCGCTGCCCTATCAGAGTTCAAGAGATTGAGGGTTAGACTAGATCCAGAAAGATTGTGATAAGTTAAAGTAGATCCCGATATAGCATCAAGACTAGGAGTAGTGCCGTCTGCGCCGTCTGCACCTGCAGGTCCTTGTGCACCAGTATCACCCTTCACGTTACCAAGATTAAAGACAGTTCCATCTGATAATGTTATTATCAGTTCATTTGATACATTTATTGTTACTGTCGATACGCTGACACCTTGCGCACCTGTTGCGCCTGCGGGTCCTGGTGGTCCCTCTGGTCCCCTTGTCCCCGATTCTGTCCCTGCAGAGGAAGCAGCAACTGGTAATCCAGGTACCGAGACCGGACCAAATGTAGAGATAGGATCATCTTGATCTTGCGCCTTTCTAAACCTAGCATTTGGTTTAATACCCTCTAGTCCATAAAGTCTGCCGTTAGCGGTGGCGAGTTCATCTGCAAGTGCGATTCGCTCTCTTGGAATCTTGACCTCTACAACGCCCTCTCTCACTGCATAGTCTGGTTGTAAACTATTCTTATCTTGAGATGTTAACCATCCTAAAACCTCTATTCTTATCTTGGTTTCAAACTTTCTTTCTTCATTCGAAAAGTTTCTAATGTTATTGTTCTGCGCGAAGTCTTCTTGAACAAACGCCTCGTATCTTAATCTACCCTCTTCAATAATGACATAGTTAATGCCACCAGGTCTAGTGATGAACGGCGTTAGCATTTGGTTCATCTGCTCTTGATATTCAGAGCGAAGAGTTATTTCATACTGCACAGTTACGTAAACCGGTAAAGGTATAGTAAGTGTTTGATATACTGTCTTTCCTGATGGTTGTCCTGGAAAGTTTAGTTGACCGCGCTTTCTCTTTGAGTGCGCGTTTTCGAAGTTTGAAGTTTTGCCTTGGTTTATCTTTCTGGATACCTGAATTGACCCGCCCTTAACTTTATCAATAGGTGGTATGTTAGCATAGACTGTGCCCTTCCTAGAAGGATCCTTAACAACACCAGTTCTTTCAATGGTGATAAGAGGCATAACCAGTGCACCTTCTTTATCTCGGATTCTCTGATCGCTCTTGCTTTGATACATCCTTTCTGCAGAAGACCAAATAACTGGAACTTTTCTAAAACCAGTTGTTGTAACACAATTAATATCCAGCGTCTCGTCAATAAATCTATTGAGCGCTGTATCAATCGTCTCCATCGTAGAACGAGGAAATGGTCTATCCTCTATTCTTCTTGGTTTTGTTGGTTTCTTAACCATTTCTTAACCTCATAAACCGTACTTTGCTAACTCTTCGGGAGACAAAGACTCCCTTTCTCTTGGGATTTTTACTTCAACAATAGTTTCATTGACAACCTTTTGAGGTGTCTCTTGATTTACTCCGTCTCCGATTAGGTGCCCCAACACCTTTATGTTAAACTTTGTTTCAAACTTCCTCTCTTCATTCGAAAAGTTACTTATGTTATTCTCATGCGAATAGTCTTGTTCAATGAATCCTTCATATCTGTGATTTTCATCTCTAATAATAATATAATTGATACCACCCGGAACCGTCATGAACGGTACCACCAACTCATTCATTTGTTGTTGATATTCTGTTCTGATAGTTATCTCGTACATTATTGTCACATACACCGGCAAAGGTATTGATATTGTTTGATACACAGTCTTGTCAACTTTGCTTGGGAAGTTTAGTTGACCGTGCTTTTTCTTTGCATGTGCATTTTTAAAATTAGATGTTTTGCCCTGCAGTACTCTCTGCATTGTAGGAATGTTGCCGCCCTTGACTTTGTCCAGTGCGGGAACGTTTGCCCAGACTGTGCCTTTATCTGTTGGACTTTTGACCATTGAAGTTCTTTCGATTGTAATGATGGGCATGATAAGCGCGCCCTCATCGTCGCGAACTCTCAGGTCTCCTTTCGTCAAAGCGGACCTTTCTGCGGATGCCATGACAACTGGAACCTTTCTAAATGAGGTTCCATCGTGAGCATGCAAGTTCATTTGCTCGTCAACAAACTTATACATTGCTGTGTCGATGTTTTCTATGCGAGAATCGAAAATACGCTTTCCTTCGTACTCATTCAACCCTTCGCTAAAAGGTTTATTGCGTTCCATTGAACAAACCCTCTCTTGCCTTGATGCATTCTGCTGATATTTCCATCATATGCTCTCTCTGACCAAAGATTCTTGTTGGTTCATTCAATGTTGCAATCTCATAATAAGTCTCCCCGTACAATATGAAATCACCTTCCCTAACAAAGAGATTTTGGTCCTCTGTCAATCTCCGCTTGTGAAAGTGAACTGTGATTTTTGACAATCTATCGACACCTAAGTTGGTAGTCTCGGTTTCATACCCCTTCCACTCAACCATAGCGTAGACTCTGATTGGATTGAGAAAAGTTTTATTCAACGCTTCTCCATATATTGGATGAAAGTTTGTTTCCTCAATTGAAATAGGATAATATACAATCTGTTGCCCGACGACTCTTTCTACAAGTTCGTCGCTGACCTGCTTTACAAGGTCTCTCTCCTTTTTTCCAGTAAATAATGGTGGTGGAGGAGCATCAGGTTGATTCCATTTGTTGTCGCTCATCCGTTATCACCCCACATATACCGAATATGGTATCCTTTGTAAAACCTTTTCAGAATTATCAACTATTGTTGCCTCTTGTTCAGACATCTTAGTGTAAGTCAATTCTGCCAATGTTGCTTTCAGTTCCTCTCTTAAGGCGTTCTGCTCTTCTTTGCCTTGACTAACAAGGTCAGATCCGTTAAGCGTGACGCTTTCGCCTGGTATCGGTAATGTTGCAAATTTTGATCTAACTAACCCTAACATCTCTTTGGAAAGAGCGAGAGCAAATCTTCTGATCCATTGCTTGCCGATTGAGTTAATCGTATCATATGGAAGATTAGAAAAAGGAAGTGTGTTCATGTTGTTAACCCCTTCTATTCCGGATCTTCCATTTGTGTCATCTGTAATGTTGGATGCAGGAACTGAAAACTCAACCCACATCCTCTTCGGTCCGCCACTGAATGGCGTTGGAAACAATCTTATCTTATTGTTTCTTAGTTCGTATGACCAGTGTGACATCCTAGTGTAAATCGCATCCTCAAACGCAAGCGCTTGCGATTTGTTCTGCCAAGTCGGTACCAACTGGAACGTTGAGTCATCTGAGAACTGTCCGTAGTTTGAGAAGTTCCCTACAACATTCAACCCCCCGTAGTATCCATAAAATCTCCACATTGCTTGTGGTGTTTTGTAGTAGACTTTTTTGATTAGTATTCTTTTACCATCTATCTTGCCTACGTAATCTATTGTTGTGCCGCCTGTAAAGTCAGACTTTGTCATTCCGGCGGTGCCAGAGTCCGTAAGAGTGATAGAGGTGTTGCCCTTTCTTCCTGCCACAGACTGGATTATCGTAACCTCGGTTCCATCTGCTGTCGCAGTTAGTTTGCTATTAGCATCCAAACAAGTTGCCAAGTTTGTTGCTGTTGCTGCAGCGCCTGCGCCAATCTGAAATGTTGGAGAGTTTGTGTCTGAGTTTGTTGTTGTTGCTGCATGTGCTGTGGCAGTGACAGTTGTACCGTCTGTTGTCACAATAACAATTGTATCTTCCGCATTAAGTTCTGAATTATCAGATATAGTCACCGACCCTGTTGCAAATGCATTAGTTCTTGAAGATATGATATCCTGCAGGTCATAATCTTGCTGTCCAGTATTAACTGCAAAAGAAGCAGAATACTGAACCGAGTCTTTCAATCCAACTTCTGCGCCCATACGCTCTGAGACGTTTCTTGCAAAACCATAGTCAAATTTGGGGTATTTAAGACTCGCAGATACGGGTCCTGATGTTAACTCCCCCTTGTGGTCAAAAGTGCCTGTAGCATGCCCTAAAAAACTCGGTAGAGCATTGTTTGCTTGATGTACATTAATAAGATAAGAATATTCTAATACAGACTCTTCGTATGCAGCGTATATGTTACCCTCTGATAGTTCGATGTCCAAAACATCGCCACCCAACTTTTTGTAGGTGTATGCTACTTGATCAACTGCGCCAGATACAAAGTTTCCAGAAAACAGAGTACTGCTATTTTCTGAATATATCTTATATGGTAGTAGTCTATTTACGTTACCGTGACTTCCAGTTTCAGGTAAGATGCTCTTACTTGAGTTACTGGCAGGTAACAAAGTAGGTAGTGCCATTCATAAGTCCTCCGTGCTTTAGTAAATAGTCTCAAACTTAACAAAACACTTGGGGACTTCGTCTTGACTACTCTTCTGCCTTCTTTGCAGATCTCCTTGTTGAAGTTTTTCTTGTTGTTGTTGCCTTTTTTCTTGGCGCTCTTTTGCGAGTTGGTTTCTTCGCTTCGACTGGTGGGGGTGCTTGTTCGACCTTTGGTTCTTCAATTTGAACTATTTGAAGTTCTGGTTCTGGATTCCAAGGAGGAGATTCACTTTCAACTTTTTCTTCTTTATTTGAAACAACTTTCACAGTTTCTTCTTCCTTGATCTCTTCACCTGTAGTCATATCGATTTCAATCATTTCCTCTTCCTTATCAAATCCCAAGGTTTTTCTTTGAAGTGCATACTTTTTTGCATACTTCTTCATCATCATTCTTTTTCTACGTTTACCCATCTTTAACTCCTTTAACTTAAACTAGTATAACATCTTTTACAAAAAAATAAACCCCCCTTTCGGGGGGTTATGAAAGATTTACTCTTTCTCTTTTTCAGTCTTTTCAACCTTTGGTTCTTCAACCTTTGGTTTTTCAACTTTTTTTGGTGCTGCCTTTTTAGGGGCAGGTTGCACCTTTCTTCTTCTTCTAGTCATCTTTCAAATCCTCCTTTTAAGCATCTGGTACACTAACGTCGTATCCGGTTACTCTAATAATGAGTTTTCCGCCAGTATATGCAGCGTCTGTTGCTGAATCGGTGTGAAGGTAAAAGTGAACATTTGCTGCGGACTTCGAGGTGATGTTGGTCGCTGATACATTGTCACCCTTAACTGCTGCCGCAATCGTGCAGTGATCTGTATTACCGTTACTTGCACCCTTGGCGAGAACTGCTGTTGCCTTTGCAGAAAGAATAGCATTAACACCACCACCTGCAAGATCCTCTGCACACATCATGTCAACATCCAAAAGTTGACCAAACAAACTTTCTGTCCACTTAAAAAGTGTTGCATCTGCGGTTCCGTCGTCAATACCAATCGCCTTGTTCGCTCCGTGCGATTCAATACCAGTTGCACCCAGATCCACCATTAATTCGGTTATAATCAAAGCGCCATCTCTAATCTGGGTTGCTCTAACGAGCGCTGCTTCAATTCCTGCGCCGGTTGACAACTGTGTCTTTGTAAGACTCTCACCCTGCTTTTCCAAAGAGAATAGTCTCTTTCTACCTAATCTTCTACTACCCATAATATATTCCTCCTATATTTTGTTATATGGTTACGTAACCTGAACTTCCACGAAATATAACCAGCCACCTCGGTTAAATCTCTTCAAGGGCCAGTGGCATTACGACCCAGGAGGTTATTCAAAGTTATATTAAATAGATTTCAGAAAAGACAAAACCCCCGCCAAATGAATGACGAGGGTTAAATCTTTGTTATGATTGACCTAAGTCAGATCTTAACTAGCGCCTTGCTCACCAAGGAGACCACGCACGATAACAAGACCATACATATCTGGTCTAACCATCTGCTTTGCGTAACGGGTCATAACACCCTTACGTGGTACGAAGTCTTCCGTACCGAAGATGGTAGGCGTTACCTGCAATGGTACGTAAGGAGCGTATACATAACCGCTTTCAAGGAAAGAGTTACCTCTACGACCAATAAGGAGCACGTTGCGTGGGAAGTATGGGTCAACCATGACGTCAAACTTCTTGCTAAGTGAACCTGCCTTTACAGCACCGATGTCACCACGGTCAGCGTCTGCAGTAACAGAAGCGCGGAAACCGCTTGTGAACTCAAGGATGTTAGCAACTTCTGGAGAACAAACAACAAAGTTTGCACCACCACGAAGTGTCTTTCTGTGGATCTGAGC